AGCGACCTCTTCTCTCTCCAACGAATTGAGCCGACGGAACACCCCTTTTAAGGCCCCTGAGAGGCCCGTAGGGACAAGAAAACCCCCTAGCCTATGTAAGGACTAGGGGGTAATCTATTGGAGTGTCAGATTAGCGCGCTTCTACGGCGCGATCAGAGTTATGGGCCAGGCTTCCGGCTCCCAGTATCCGCCGCGTTCTTGGCCGTAGTACCAGGCTCCGTCTAGCTTGACCGCTAGGAGACCGCCCCCGTCTTCGATTACCGAGCCGTTCTCAAGCGCTTCCAGTTCGTCAGGACTCTCGATGGTGTTTCGTGCATGCATGTTGGTTAGCTCCCTTGATGACGGTCTAGCGTAGGAAAGACTTTTGGCCGGCCCGGATACCCAACACTTCCTCAAGCCAAGACTTACGCTGATGCGCGGCCATCGTCTTAAGCAGATTGTCGCCGCCAAGATCCCGCCAGTGCGCGTCCCGGATAGTGCGGCCCTCGTAGGTGACGATCAGTTTGCGTCGGGTCTTCTCTTCCCGGTAGGTGACTGTCGTGACGAGGAACTTGCCGCCGTCTGGGCCGGTATGCAGTTCACTGTCGGCCTGAGTTGTCCAGAGCCCGGACATTACGGCTTTGTCGATGTGGAGGAATGCGAGTTGTGTATTGGGCATGCTTTCACGGTAGCACGCGCTACGCCTCTTCCCAATCGCCGCCCGGTCGGCGCTTCAAAACGGCGTAACCGAATGAGTGGGCCTTGGTCCTGGCGTCCTCTTCATCTCTGGCACGGAAGATGCTTCCGACCATGAATGCTTGCTTGGGCTGTGTTCGGTCCTGGGTGGCCCACTCGTGGTCGCTCACGTTTAGTTCCTTATAGGTCGTAGTCCGGGTCCATCCGGATCTTGTCAGTGCCGTCTTCGTTCAGGACGATGATGCGCTTGAACGGACGCCATTGTGCATTCTTGATTGTGCGGTAGTGAAGACCGCACAAATTAGCCCACGAGTCATCGGCCTGTGAAAGCTTGACTCGGTAAAACGCTTCTCTGTTGCAGTAGTCGCAGTAAGGCGCTTCTGCAACCCGAACTTCATCGGTCATAAGCAGAACAGTAGCACCCTACTGAGACATGAAGTCACCCCAAGTTTGGGACAGTTGACAACCAAACCCACTTTAAGCGGCTGCACGCTCGAACTTCTCTATGCGTTCCAAGGGGAAGCGCCATAGCCGGCCGAACTTGATAGCAGGGATTTCCTCGGCTTGGGCCATCTCTCGGACTGTTCTAGGGGCAAGCTGCCAACGCTCTGCAAGCTGCTCTGCGGTGAGGAACTGTGGTGTAGTCATGTCCAGAACGCTAGACAGCCCTACCGGCACTATGAGCGCCACGCAGGGCCATCCAGGACGTTTTGCGAGCTTAAACCGCTGACGCTGTGAGACTTTCCCACCACGAGGTCATAGAAGCCCCTGGACAGCCGCACGAGTGGTGTCCGCCGCGTCGGCCCAAAGGTGCGTGTACACGCTCAAGGTCGTCATCGGGGACGCATGCCCTAGTCGATGCTGAACCACTGTGACCGACTCCCCGGCCCGGATAAGCGCGGACGCATAGAAGTGTCGCAGACTCTTCGGGGAGTGCCGCTTAACCCCCGCATCCTTAGCCACGTCCCGGAACTTCTTTCCAATGTTCGGGGTCATCCATTGGTAGTCGCGCTCGGTTCTGAACAGCGGCGTATCAGGAGTGTAGTCGGGGTGTGCCGCTAGGTGCGCAATAAGGGCTTCCACGGTGTCATCGGGCAACGGCAGTGTTCTCTTTGACTTGGGCGTCTTGAGGTCGACCTTCCACTGCCAAACGCCGTACTCGCCGGCCGACTGCTCGACCACATGCAACTCCCGCAACTTCGGGTCGAAGGACCTCACCCTTAGACCACCCATCTCCCCCGGACGTATCCCTGTCGTGGCGAAAGTTCGGAGCATGGTGGCGAATGGTTCGTCCGCCTTCTCGATCATTGCCTTGACTTGATCCGTCTTTATCAGGTCTGCCGGGTTAACCGCGTCCGACGAGTCGACCTTGCCTGAGCCCTTGCGTGCCCCAACTACCGGGTTTCTATGTAGCTGCCCCTGGGCTACCGCATCGTTGAAAACGGCGCTCAGGATCTTCGTCAGGGTGCCTACCGTCGAGCTGGATAGGGGCTTGCCGTCTTCCCACGGGCGTCCCGTTACTAACTCTTTGCGCCATGCCCGAACGTCATCGGTGGTCACGTCTCCCAGCTTCTTGTATTGCAAGTCGCCTAGATTAGCGTGCAGGTGCTCACGGCCTACACGGGTGGACCCTTCGGCGTGTTCTGCCCAAGCCTTGACGATCGGCCCGAGCATCTTGTTGTCGGTTCTGCGGCCGGCCGGCTTGAGGCCGAGTTGCGCGTCCCGCCACTTCTTCGCTTCGGCGTAGGTGTCGCAGCTCTTGGACCGCTCCTTGCCTCCGACTCGGACACGGGCAACGAACCGGGGCTTGCCGCCAAAGTTGCGCTTCTGAATCCCGTTGGGCATGTGTGTTGTTTCCTCCCGCATCGGTGGGCTGAGAGTGCGGGAGGCTCCCGCATTCCTCCCGCATGCCCACGAACGACCAGCTCCCGTGACGCCGTTCAGGGCCATCCGTTAGCCCTGAATACCTGCTGATGAGCCACCAAAAAGGGCTCTGACCTTGACATTATCCGAAGAGTGTGCGTGGTGGCAAGAACTTACATCGTGTAGATGTATTCCATGCTAACCTAACCTCTTAACCTGCGGTTTTGCTTCTTCGGTTGTCTGATCCTCCCGCATTCCTCCCGAACCGTAGTAAGGGAGTCTTAGCTACCGCTAGGTGCGCGGAGGGCTGTCTGCGGCGTCCAGGGTAGTGGCGGGAGGCTCCCGCATGCGTGTGCGGGAGGTTGCGCGGGAGGATTTCTACGGGTGGCCCGCGATCAGGACGACCGTCTCGCCCGCTTGCAGGCGCTCCAACACGTGGTGCAGGAGGCCGGCCAGCTCCCCGTCTGGGTAGTCGCTCATTGCCTCGATGAGCTTGTTCACGTCGATGATGTTGTCAGGGGTCGGCTCGATCCGGCCTAACTCATACATCGCTACTCCAAACGGACGGCTTGGGTCGATCGTTGACGGAACGGAACATCTCGATAGCACTCAGATCCCAGATGACGCCTGACGCGCAATCCCACCCGTAGTACCAGAACACTTCCAACCGGCGCTCCCAGAAGTAGTGCTCGAAAATGATCCCCTGGTAGTGCTGCTGCACCAGCGACCAGTCCGGCGCGTTGTATTTCGGGTTACCCGTTATTTCAGTGAGCATCCCCGGCTTGGAGTAAGCGTGGTTGAAGTAGTCGAAGTCGTCCAGGCTGCTGATGACAAATACCCGCGAGTCCTTAGCCAGTAAGACGTCATGCGCGTATTCGAGCGTTTCCAACCCGAACTCGTTGTCGGTAACCCACTGGGACCACCCGTAGTCGTCCTCGTTGCTCACCCACAAGCCATCGGGCTTCTCTTCCCGGAAGGTGGTGTACGGGCGGGTGCGGTCTAGTCCGAGACTGCCGGTTTTGGAGAAGTGCATAAGCTTCACTTGGTTAGCTCCCTAAGTGTCGTTCTACTGCTGGTCTTGCAAGATGGACTTAACCACCGCCCGGTTCGGCATCATGGGCACACTATTGAACGCGGCCACCAGGCAGCGCGCGGCATGCTCCACATCATTGCCCGCAATGCGGCAGAGAACATCGTTGTAGTCGCCCCGGACGTAAGGCCCCTCTTCGGTGAGGTCGGGACGCGGGACACCGTTGATGACAATGTCATCATTCCCTCGATGCTCATAGATGGCGAACACCCAACCATCGTCACCGCCCACATGGAAGGTGAGACCGTTCTCCCGACCGCTCGTCAGGAGTGTGCCGAACTTGATTCCGTGGGGCAGGGTGAATGCGCGCAGCTCGTTAGCCACTTGATGGGCCAATACCGACTGCCGGCCGATCCCCTTCTCCTCGATAAGGCCGATAACACAATCGGCTATGTCCTCTGTGACTGGCGGGTTGACCATTAGGGTGTCCTCACTTCTCGATCAGGTTGACGCCGAGCTGTGCGGCAGCATACAGCGCGATACCGGGGACGTCGGCAGTCTCACCCTCATCGTCCACGGAAGAGAAGACGACCGGCCCGACGAGAATGTCCCACGGCGCAGTCTGCATACCCAGGTTGCGGGCGACCAGCGTTGCAGCGTGGTTCTGCGGCAGGCCGTTGAGCTTGCCCTCCTCGTTGATGAACAGGAAGGTCTCATCTCCCGCGTACAGCCCTTCGATGGTGCCTCCCACGATTCCCTGCAACGAACGCAGGTCCGTGTCCATCATGGCGACCTCAGCGGTGCCGTCGGGCTGGATGACGAGAAGCTTGGCCTGAGCAGTCATTTTGTTTCCCTCTCATGGGTGTGATCTTGCGTTCGTAGTGAACGCTACTCTACAGGCCGGCCGACGTCAAATCAATCCAATGGGGCGGTCTGCCAAACCTAACGTAGTGTTTGCTTTGTAAGACTTTCTTAACCCCTCCACCTAAGCGGTGCGAGGGGTTTCTTTATATCAGGGGGCTTAGTGCCGAACACTAACTCGTTTAAGGCTGCCGGTAAGGCGCTATGGGACGGCGTAAAGCTTATCCGTCGAGTTGATTCAGCATTTGAGCCACTGCTTCTCAATGCTTGCCGCATTGCCGATCGCTTGGACGAACTCAACGACGCACTCGAACTTGCGCCGCTAACCGTCACAAACGCCAAGGGTGACGAAGTCGCTAATCCACTAATGACTGAGCACCGACAGCAACTACTAGCTCTCCGACAAGTTCTCCACTCCCTCGGCATCCGCGAACTGGACATCGAGGTACCCCAGGAGAAGTCGCTTGCAGAAGTACTCGCGGAAGCCAAGGAGCAGATGAAGTCGAAAGGGTAAGCCTTGACTCGCATCGGTGCCCAACTTCCGCCAGCGGAGCACTACCACGTACCCCTCTTCCATTCCTCTCTAGGTGAAGATGCCATTGCGCTCGCCCTCACTGCTGGGCTTGAGCTAGACGAATGGCAGCAACACGTCCTCGAATGCAGCTTGCGCTTCAAGGAGGACGGACTCTTCGCCGCCCCCGATATGACGCTCATCGTGCCCCGCCAGAACGGTAAGGGGTCGATCATTGAAGCCCGCGAACTAGCCGGCCTGTTCCTGCTCAAGGAGAAGGTCATCGTTCACTCGGCTCACGAGTTCAAGACTGCTGTCGAAGGCCACATGCGGCTGACGGCGCTTATCGAGAACTCGGACTTTCTGCGTAAAGAGGGAAACCCGAAGTCGACCAACTCTGGTGCGGCCGGGACCGTGGTCAAGCTCCAATCTGACAAGTACAAGCTTCCTGACGGCTCTTACCCGCGTGTTGTGTTCGCTGCTCGTTCTAAGGGCTCGATCCGTGGGTTCACGGTTGACGCGCTGATTATGGACGAGGCTTACGAGCTTCCCGACGCGGCGCTCGACGCTATGACGCCGACAATGGCTGCTGCCGACAACCCTCAAATGTGGTTCATCTCGTCTACGGGCATGGACGACAGTGAGGTTCTGCGCCGTAAGCGGAACAACGGCATGGCTAAGCTCGACGACCTCGGCTATTTCGAGTGGAAGGCTGATGACGACTGTGACCCGGCTGACCGGGACCAGTGGTACCAGTCCAACCCTGCTCTGGGCATTCGCCTCAAGGAACACAAGGTTGCGCAGGAGTTTCGCACGCTGTCCCCTGTTGGGTTCGCGCGTGAACGTCTGGGCTTGTGGGCATCGAACGACATTGATGCTCTGATCCCGGCTTCGTTGTGGAAGACGCTCAGCTACCAGGACCACGAGCTTGAGTCTGATGAGCCGGGTGTTGGTGAGCCTATCGGCCAGATTTCGGTGGCGGTCGACGTTGCCCCGGAGGGTGACTCTGCTGCTATCTATGTGGCCGGCCAGGACAAGCATGGCTTGTTCTGTGTTGAGCGGGCTGACTTCCTCGACGGTATTGCTTGGGTGCCTGATGCGCTCAAGTCGATCCAGGAGAAGCATAGTCCGAAGTCAATTGCTATCGACGTGACTAGTCCTGCCGGGTCTCTTGTCCCTGCACTAAACGACCTGGGTGTCGAGTACCAGCCGTTGACTTTGAACGACATTACTTCTGCTTGCCAACAATTCCTCACTCTTGTTATCGAGTCTCGTCTCCGTCATCGCCGTGTGGATGATGACCCGGAGTTGACGTCTGCTGTCGCTATGGGCATTAAACGTCCGATCGGCCATAAGGGTTCTTGGGCGTGGGCGCGGAAGGACATTGCCGCGAACATATCCCCGCTCGTTGCCGCCACTTACGCCTTGTACGCATACCAGGCTTTGGAGGCTAAGCCTAAGCGGGTCGGAAAGGTGTTTTAATGAGCCAAGTTCTTTTCCAGGACTACCGCCAGCCTCAGCAGTTGTTGCTTCTGCAAGAGGGGCCTGGGGTCCTTGTCGATGCTCGTGCGATTCTGGATCGCGCTAAGAAGATGTGGGCTGATGCCGAGACTGAAACGGCGCGCCTTGATCGGATTGACCAGTGGTATAAGGGCACGCAAGATCCTTACCAGATCCGGGGCGCTGCTGTTGAGATTAGGGAACTGAATGAACTTGCTCGGACGCCTTGGCTTGGGCTCGTTGTCACAACGATTGCACAGGCTATGTTCGTTGATGGCTATCGCTCCCCCGTTACCGGCCGCGATGTTCCCGGCCCTTGGAACTTGTGGAATGCCAACGGGATGGCGAAGCGTCAAATCCCCATTCACCGCGCCGCCCTGGGATACGGGTACTCGTACCTTCTAGCAGAGCCGGGTATCTCGCCTATCACTGGTGAGCCTTCTGCCCGCATGCTTGGCATGTCACCTAAGCGCATGTTCGCGGTGTACAACGATCCTGCTGTTGATGACTGGCCGGTCTATGCGTTGCGCATTGATCGCGGCATCGACGGTCGGACGAACCTTTACCTGTATGACCGGCTGTATAAGCATTCGATCCGTCGGGTTGACCGTGAGTGGCATGTGACCGCTTCGGTTCCTCATGGTGCGAGTGTGTGCCCGGTTGTCCGGTACACCAACAACTTGGATTTGGATGGGCATACGCCGGGTGAGGTTGAGCCGTTCATCGTTACCGCTTCGCGTGTCGATAAGTCGACGTTCGACCGGTTGCTGACTCAGCACTACAACTCTTGGAAGAAGTTCTGGATTGCTGGTCTCGCCGACATTACGTCGGATGAAGAGGCCCGTCAGAAGAAGATGCAGATTCGCCAGGACGGTGTGCTTATCGCACCTGACCCGGACACTAAGTTCGGCACTGTCGATGAGACTAGCCTGGACGGCTTTGTTAACGCTATCGGCGCGGACATTGAGCATCTAGCGGCTATCTCTCAGCTCCCTAGTCACTTGTTGACTGGCCGGCTTATCAACCTGACTTCTGATGCGTTGTCCGCTGCTCGCGCTCCGCTTACCCAGAAGGTGTTCGAGCGTCAGGTTTCGTTTGGGCAGTCTCATGCTCAGGCGTTGCGGTTGGCGTCCTCGATCCAGGGTGACGAAACGGGCGCTTCCGACGTGTTGGCGCGCGTGACGTGGCAGGACATGGAGATCCGTTCGCTGGCTCAGGCTGCTGACGCTTTGGGCAAGATGGCCGTGCAGTTGGGTATTCCGCGTGTCGCTTTGTGGCGGATGATTCCGGGTGTCACTCAGGACGATATCGACGAGTGGACCGAGCATCTGTTGGACGAGGATGCGGTGTCTGTGTATCTGCGTGGCTTGAATGCTACGGGCCAGTCTGATGGGCCGGGTGATCCGGCTAAGGACAGTCCGGAGGCTGATAGGGGCACTGCTGATCCGGAGAAGGATTCCGCGTCGGGTGATGCCTGATGGCCGACGATCGTTCGTTGTGGGAGTTGCTGGCTGATTGGTTGATCGGCCGGCACTCTCGGAAGCAGGACGAGATTGCGGACACGGTTCGGAATGGTGTGATCCGCCAGTTCCGGACGCTCGACTTCAACGACCTGGACCGTACACAGATCCCGTGGGTTGAAGCGACTATGCCGTCTGTTCGGTGGGGCTATGAGCGCTCTCAGCAGGCGACGTCTTCGTTCTTGTCTGACTATCGGAAACTTCGGCTACAGGAGGATGGGGTTGATGAGCCTGAGCTTGATCCGTTCATCACTGCCCGTCAGGCTGACCGTCAAGGGGCGGTTAGTCGGTCTGTAGCCGCCCCGTTCAATGAGGGCAAGGCTGCGGCTCAGTTGCTCTCTACGGGGCCGGCTCGGGTCAAGCGGGCTATGCCCTCCCCCGAGTCCGACGCTATGGCTAAGGGCCTTAAGGGTGCTATCGGTTCGGCTATCCAGGTTGCGATGGATGGTGGCCGGGATCTGGTTGACGCTGAGTCTCGCCGCGATGAGCGGGTGGTGGCTTGGCAGCGGATCACTGATGCTAACCCTTGCTATTTCTGTGCGTTGCTGGCCGCTAATGGGCCGGTTGAGAAGCGCACCATTTACCGCAACAACAAGGCTTGGAATGTGAATCGGCGCAATCTGTTGCCGTTCGCACCTAATGCTGCTTTTGAGGCGACTGGCGAACCGGACAATATCGCTAAGGCCCATGACCATTGCCGGTGCACCTTGATTCCGGTCTATGGGGACAACTTCCACGTGTCCGAGGTAGCTAAAGAGGCTGCTGCTTTGTGGAAAGAGTCTTCTAAGGGGAAGCGTGTTTCTCCTAAGGAGGCTTTGAACAACTATCGGCGTGCTTATGACGCGCTGCGTAGGTCTAGTCCGTTGGGCAGTGAGCCCGTGGACGTGGACGTTGTCCGCACCGCACTTTCGGAGAGCGGGAATGCGGATCTTCGGGCTTGGGGCAATCGCCTTAAGCCTGCTTCTTGACCCTTTGTGGTCTTTCCGGCGCTCAGGTTGGGCGTCGCATGCTGACGAGCTACGGAGCTTTGATGACTAATCCTGTTACTCCTGTTGTGCCTGCTGAGATTGCCCCCGAGGGGTCTGCTGCTGCACCTGCACCGACTACGACTGTTACGCCTGCCGATCTTGCTGCTCAGGCGAACGCTGGCGGCGCTGCTGTTGTCGAGACCCCGGCCGCTGTGACCGAGTTTAAGGCGATTACCTCTCAAGAGGAATTTGATCGCCGTATTGGGCAGCGTATCGGACAGATTGAGGCGAAGTATCCGAATTACGACGAGCTTAAGGCTAAGGCCGAGAAGTACGACGATTCGGAGCGGGCCAAGTTGGGTGAGATTGAGCAGAAGGATCTCACTATTGGCGAGTTGCAGCAGAAGATTGCCGAGTTTGAGACTCGTGAACAGGAACGCCAGTTCAATGATCTTCGTACCGGTGTGGCCCGAGCTAAGGGTCTGCCGGAAGCTTTGGCAGCGCGTTTGACCGGCACCACGAAGGAAGAGCTTGAGGCTGACGCTGATTCGCTCTTGTCGTTGGTTCCTGCGCAGCCGGTAGCGGTTGCTACACAAACCCCCGAGCCGGTTGGCGGCGGGGCTCCCCCGGTAGCGGGGACTAACGAATCTAAGGATGACGGGCTTGTTGAGCGCTTGATGCGCGAGGGCTTCTGATTCTTCCCTGTTTGTTTTCATAGATTGGATTCCCCATGACTTTTAACGCAGTCAAGGTTGAGAAGCTTGCCAGTTACGGCTTGGAGCTGTTGCAGCGCCAGATCGTTCTCCCGTCGCGGATTACCATTAAGAGTGGTGCCGAGTTCCAGGGTGCGCTTGGCGATGCCATCACTATCAAGATCGGTGCCCGCACCAAGGCTCGTCGGGCCAAGATCCGTCCCGCTACCGAAGCGGAACGTCAGATCCAGTTCTCGGATCTGAGTGAGCAGAAGACTCACGTCACTCTGACCGACCGTATCTACTCGGCTGTTGGCCTTGAGGATGAAAAGGCGAAGTTGGACGTCGAGGACGTCTTCTCGCAGGTTGTTGCCCCTCAGGTCCGCGCTATTGCGGTCGACTACGAGAACCTGTTGGCGGAAGAGATTGCGGGTGCCCCGTACAAGCACGTTGTGCCTGTCGACCCGGATCACCCCTACGAGGCTTTCGTTGAGGCTAACCGTCTCTTGGGTCTGTCGTTCGTTCCGGACGAGAACCGCACCCTGTTGGTTGGTGCGAACTTCGAGGCTGCTCTTCGGAAGAGCCCGCAGTTCATTGCCGCGACCAGCGCTGGTGACGCTATCGCTTCGAGCCTGTTGGCGCGTGCGACCCTCGGCACCATCAACGGCTACACCGTTGTTAAGAGCTACGCTCTGCCGGCCAATGAGGCTTACATCATCCACAAGAGTGCGTTCAGCTCTGCGTGGTTGGCTCCTGTCGTCCCTGACGGCGCTAGCTGGGGTAAGTCGATTGGCTTGGGTGGCGAGACCGGCATTTCGCTGACCTGGTTGAAGGATTACGACTTCATGGTTGGCCGCGACCGTTCGCTCCTGCACTTCTACACCGGCGTCAACACCACGATTGACGAGCCGGACGTGAATGCGGACAACGAGATTGTTGCTGCTGGTGGCTTCCTGCGTGCGGTGAAGCTGGTTCTGCCGGGTGACACGAGCGCCTGATCCTAAGCGACCTTAGGGGGTCTTGATGGGGGCTTTGGCTTCTGTTGATCGACTCTCGGCTCGTTTGGGTGTCACTTTAGCTCCCGGTAATCCTGACTATGTGCGGGCGGAAGAGGCATTGTGGTCCTCTTCCGTCCGCGCTAGGGGTATTGCGGAGCGCGAGTGGGAAGATCCGGCGACGGTCCCTGATGAGGTGCTTGACGTTGTGTTGTCGGCTGCTTTCAGGATCTTCAAAAACCCGGATCGGTTCCTCACTAACCAGGCCGGGACTTTCCAGGCAACGTTGGCGCAGTCAGATTTCGCTACTGGCGACATTTTCCTGCCTGCTGAGGTTGCGATTCTTGAGAAGCATCGGCCACAGGCTGCTTTGCGGGTGTTAAGCATCTACCGGGATGATCCCCGAGAGAAGCTGTGGCATTCGGAGCAGTTTGTTGCGGACGGCGGCGCTGGCGAACCGATGCTCGTGTACCGGCCCGACGAGGTTGGGTACTGATGCTTCTTTTCAATATCGCTGATGCGGAAACGATAACGATTCTGCGTAAGGGTGTCCGTGATTGGACGGGCGACCCGATTGATGAGAACTCGAAGGATTTCGATTTCTCGCACAAGATTTCTGGTGTTCTGGTCGATTACCAGACCACTACCTCGAATAAGTGGCTTACGGACGATTACACGGTGCGTGGTGTGCTGCATATGCCGGTGGGTTCGGACGTGTTGCCGACCGATCAGGTTGAGCTTGCGGATGGTACGCGGGTGGTTGTGGACGGTAAGCCGTTTAAGTCTGCTTTGGGCTTTGCGCGTGGCGTGTCTGTGAGGTTCAGGGGGGTGAACTGATGGAGGTACGCCTTTATCCCGACCCTAATCCTGGGTTGGCTAAGTTCCTTCTTTCTGCCTCGTTGAATAAGGCTTTGGCTGGGGTTGCTGTTGAGGCTGCGGCCTTGTACATGGCTTTGGCCCCTAAGCGTTCGGGCCGGCTGGCGTCTTCGGCGACTCCGCGTGTGGTGTTGTCCGGTAAGCCGGAAGGCCCTGACCGTTGGGTTGCCTCTGTTCAGGTTAGAGCCCCGTATTCGGTGTGGAACGAGATGGGCGCTGGCCCCCGTAAGCATCCGAAGTCGACGGGCAAGGACCCCTGGTATGGCCCGTTTGAGGGCTCTTTCACCTTCAAGAAGGTGCTTGAGGGGATGAAGGGGAACGGTTAGTGGCTATCGAGTTTCCGGACTGGTACAAGGGTGGTTTTCCTGACGCTGAGGCGGCAGTTAAGGCGATCCTTGATCCGTTCCTTAACCAGCTTAGCCCGATTCCGAGTGTGTGTGCTTGGCTGCCGGATGACTATGACAAGTATTTGCCTGTCGTGGCTATTCAGCGTGTCGGCGGAAAGATTTCGGATGACGGTTTGACCGACAACCCGCTGGTGTGGGTGTGGGTCATTTCTGAGCGGCGTCACGATTCGTGGCGGCTCATTGAATACATACGTCAGGTGATGAGGACGTATTGCAGGGGCGATCGGGTCGTCAATTCGGCCGGCGACGTGTTCCTGATTGAAAGCGTAAGCGAGGTCCAAGGGCCTGAGCTGACGCAAACCAACGTGCCAGACGAGCGTGTCATTCCCGTGGCGTTCGCACTTGAGACGAAGAAGTTTGCTTCGACTCCTGATTATGCACGCATTCGCGGGGAACTTTTTGATTGAGAGGGCCTGTTATGGCTGATGGCATTAAGTCTTTGAAGGATAAGAATGACGGCTTGGTCGTCATGGCTCGTGATGCGGCTGTCATTGCGACTCCTTACGGTTTGGGAACTATCCCGACCAAGTTGACCGGTCCTGGTGGCAATCTGATTTCGCTGCCGTCCAACTGGGACACCTTTGGTGAGTTGGACCAGAAGACCGGTATCAAGATCACTCCGGACGTTAAGACTGCGGACGTCGAGGGTTATGGCTCGATGGGTCCGCGACGGACTGTCAAGACCGGCGAGTCGGTGACTCTGAACTTCGCTGCTCAGGAGTCGAAGAACCTGGTTCTGTCGGCGTTCTGGGATCTGGACCTGTCGGACACTGTTGCGGATAGCAATGGTGAGTGGCAGGCGAAGAAGAGCTACGCCTCGGATATGAAGCTGTGGAGCCTCATCCTGTTGGGTGCGGACCAGAACGAGTACGGAGATGTTTACCCGTACTGGATCTTCCCGAAGGTCATGGTTACCAAGACTGACGCTGTGTCCTTGGGCACTGACGCTGCTCTGGTTTACCCGTTCACCTTCCAGGCGTTCGAGGATGAGAACTTTGGCGGGTTCATGGCTATTGGTGCGGCTGGTCCGGGCCAGGCTGGCGTGAACGCTAAGGCCGGGTTCGCTGCGGGTTCCTGATCTAAGCATTAACTAAGACTGCGGTCACTCGGAAGGGATTTCTTACCACTTCTCTTCCGGGTGGCCGCTGTTTTTGTCTTCTCTACACACTTTTCGGAGGTTTCCTACCCATGTCCGCCCCCAATGAGTTCCTGTTTCATGAACTTAAGCAGGAAATTGGCATCCCCAAAGACATTCCCTTGACTGAGGACATTCTCCTGCGGTTCCCGACCCGCACTCAGATGCGTGAGTATGCGCTTGCGTCGACCGCTCAGGAGAAGAACCGTGCGATCTTCGGTGAACACTATGACGCGATCCAGGAGTTGTTCGATAAAGAACCTCCCCAGTTGTATTTGGCGTTTGTGAACCGGATTGAGACGCTGTGGTTCGGCAAGGGGGCTAACGAGGTTCCGGGAAAATAGCTGGCCTGCTGGACATGATTGACCGCTACTGGCCTGAGTTGGAGTGGGATTTTCAGACCCAGCTTGGTTTGCGGGCTATGGACTGGATTGCAGGCGAGAAGGATTGGCGTGAGTTTTACCGTCTTAAGTCCCGGTTTGGGATGGGGACGGCGTATTTCAATGCGGTGGCTAATGATCCTGAGGTTGCCGCACAGTTGGCCGAAGAGATGGCCGCTAAGGGGCGTTCCGCTAATACTGCCCCGTCGTCTGAGGGCTGGTTCCCGTGGAAGGACGACGTTGCGGATCTTAAGGACCATTTGACAGCCATTAGGGGCGCGATTACTGGGGCTAAGGCCCATGAGTTGTCGTTTGTTGTGCGTCCTGAGTTTGAGTTTGACCGTATTCGACGGCGTAAGGCCGTTAAGAAGCTTCGTGCTGCACAGTCCATTCTGTTGCCGCACAAGAACATCCAACTTTTGAACGATTGAGGTTTCCTGAAATGACCACCGTTGTTGTCGACGCTGCTACTGGTATCGCTAAGCCTGCCACCCTCATTGATGAGCTGTTGGCTGAGAAGCCCCAGCTTTTCCGTAAGGTCATCCAGTTCACTGACGATATCGCTATCCCGATTCCTACTCAGGAGCAGGCTAAGGCGATTCAGAAGGCTGAGAGCCCCGAGCAGATGGTTCGGCTGATGTTTGGTGACCAGTTCGATGCTGTTGAGAAGTACTGCGAGGGCCTGCCGGTTGGTGCCGGTGTTGTGGCTCTCGCAAAGCTGGTTGAAGCGATTAAGGATTCGCTCCCGGATATTGACCATGTGTTTGCCGAGTACGGCATTGATCGCAGTGAAGTTGAAGCGCAGTACAACGCGAAGTTGAACAAGGCTGAGTGACCCCGACTTGGGTCCAAGCGAGGGGGTAACCTGTTATGGCTGAGAAGTTTTCGATCGGTGATGCGGTCCTTAACATTGTCCCCTCGCTTGATGAGTTCAAGGAGCGGCTTGATAGCCAGCTTAAGGCGTACCGGGAGTATTTCGATGTAGTTATCCGCCCGGATATGGACCAGTTTTTCACTAAGCTGGAATCCGACGTTAAGGCTGCTGCGGCTGCTGCTGGCGGGGACGTCAAGGTTACGGCTGATACGTCTCAGGCTCAGGCCGAGATTGCTGCTACGAAGGCTGCTGTTGAGCAGGCTGGCGGCGAGGTCAAGATCGAGGCTGATGCTTCTCAGGCACTTGCGGAGGCTGCTGCTACTAAGGCGGCGATTGAGTCGACGTCTGCGGAGATGGACGTCCGGATTGACACGGCCGAGTTGCGCGAGGCTTTGTCGATGGCCCGTGAAGAGGCCGATATCCGCCGCGATATTGCGATGGCCCGTGAGATGGCTAACGCGGCTGCGGAAGAGGATGAGCGCAAGGCTGCCGCCAAGATGGAGCAGAACCTTCGCCGGGAGCTTAGCTCTCGTCAGTTGATCGTTCAGGCGTTGCGTGCCGCTAATGACGTCGAGGGTATGTCGTCTCAGGAGCGCGAGTCGGCTATGCGTCGGATTCGGGCTGCTGAGCAGGAGATTGCTCGGGATAAGGCTCGTGCTCGTGTCGATACGAACATGTCGAACGAGGATCTGCTTAACGCTTTGCGGTCTGAGTCTGTGTTGCGGTCGGAGATTGCTCGGGCTCGTGCTTCTGGTGATGAGGCTGGGCTGACTGCTGCTCGTGAAGAGCTGGGTATCCGCCAGGAGTTGGAGCGTGCTGAGCGTGCTCGGGCTCGTGCTGCGGCACCTAAGGAGAAGGAAGCTCGGGACGCGCTTACTGCTGAGCAGAAGTTGCAGGCTGAGCGTTCGGCTGCGGCCGGCAAGTGGGCTGAGGATCGCCGTAAGGAACGTGAGCGTCGTGAGGCTGCCGAGGCTAAGGAGGCGTCCAAGAAGGTCGACCTGTCGGCTGCTGAGGCTGCGATTGTGGCGTTGCAGGCCGAGATTGATGCCCTGTCGGGCGATATCGAGGTTGGCGCGGACACTGATGAAGCTCGCATGCGGATCGCTGTCCTTGAGGAACGTATCCGGTTGCTGCGTTCGGATCTTCGGATCGGTGCGGACACGGTCGAGGCTCGTGCTCGGGTAGCGATTCTGGCGGCTCAGATCCGCGCTATGAAGGCGGATATCCGGGTTGGTGCGGACACTCGTGACGCTGCTGAGGAAGTGGACGATTTCGAGGCCCGCTTCCGCGTGGTGCAGTCGTTCCAGGGTGTGAATCTGTTCTCGCTGGGCAACATCACTTCGGCGATTGTCGGTATCGGAACGATTATCGGCTTGCTGGGTGGTGTGGTGGCTGCGGCCGGCGCGGCGGCTACGTCGTTGGGTGCGATGGGCGGCGCTGTCGCTATCGGCTCTAGTGGCGTTTTCGGGGCGTTCAATGAGCTTCGGGCACAGAACCAGCCGGGGGCTCAAAACTCTGGGCAGCAGGCCGTACAGGCGATGCGGGAGCAGCGTGAGGCTGTCCAGCGTGTCGCTGACGCTCAGCAGAACTTGCGTAATGCGTCTTCGGACTTGGCGTCGGATCAGGACCGGTTGCGTGATGCGACCAAGGATGCGACTCGTGAGATTCGGGATCAGCGTCTTGAGCTTGAGGATGCCCGTCTGGCGCAGGAGGGTTCGGCTATCGCCGTTGCCCGCGCTAAGGAGAACTACACCGAGGTTAAGCGTCGGTTTGATCGTGGTGAGGCTTCGGCCCTGGACTTGCAGGAGGCGGACCTTCGGGTTCGCAGTTCGCAGTCCCGGTTGCGGTCGTCGCAGAACAACCTTTCGGATACCCGTGAGGAAACCCGGACGGTTGTGCGGAACGGTGTGGCCAACAACCCCAACGTGGTCGCTGCTCGTGCTGGTGTCGCTGACGGTATCGACCGGGTGGCTAAGGCTCGTCGAGAGCTGAATGATGCGCGCACCGATGCTTCGGCTGCGGTTGCGGGCGCTGGTGTGGATCGCTTCACGCAAGCTATGGCTCGGTTGTCGCCTAACGCTCAGGACTTTGTGACTAAGGTCCGATCTTTGGGTGGTGCGTGGACTGATCTTCGGATGGCTACGCAGGATGCTTTGTTCGCTGGTTTCGGTGACACGTTCACTGACGTGGCGTCTAAGCAGATGCCTGAGTTGCAGCGCGGCATGGTGCAGTTGGCTGGGGTTGCTAATACGGTGTTGTCGGATTCGCTTCGGCGGGTGTCGGCCACGTTTAGCGAGTTCACTGCTAATGGTACGTCTGCGGCGTTCTTTGATGCGGTTGCTGCTTCGTTCTCGGGGTTCGCCCCGTTTGTGGAGTCGCTTGTCCGTGTGCTTACTGAGCTGACCATCGGTATGGGTCCCCAGTTGGGTGTGTTCTTCGAGGATCTGGGCCAGTTCCTAGAGAATCAGGCCCCAATGTGGACTCGCATGGGTTCGCAGGTGCTCGGCGTTATGTCGCTTCTGTTGCCGGTGTTCGATCAGATGTTCCAGGCTCTTGAGCCTGTGTTTTCTGAGGGCTTCGAGCAGATTGTGCGTATCTTCTCGGCTTTGGCTGATGCGTTGTCGGAGAATCAGGGTCCGCTTACCGAGTTCACGTCCGCGTTGGGCTCGATGATCGTTAATCTGATTAAGGCCGGCAGTGAGCTTATGCCGCTGTTCTTGGGTGTACTTGAGTTCTTTATGGACGCCATTTCGGGTATCAACCCGGAAGTGTTGGCGGTCATCTTGGGTTCGGTTATCGCTTTGCGATCGGTGGCTGGCGCGTTTATCGCCGTGGGTAACACTGCGGGTCGATTGATTGCTGCTGGCGACTCTTTGGCGCAGGCGTTCGCGTTCTTGCGGCTACTGCCGGGACGTATCGCTGCTAGCTCTATTGGTATGCGTGTGGCTGCGGCTGCTTCGCTCCTTTGGGGTAAGGCGATGCTGCTGGTTAACGGCATCATGAATGCTTCTCCGGCCATGAAGATTGCTATGGCGGTTACGGCTTTGGCTGCGGCTGCTGTGTACGCCTACCAGAACTTTGAGCCTTTCCGTAAGGTCGTCGATTCTGTGTGGCAGGCGTTGCAACGATTCTGGGACGTGCTGAACGGCTCCGGTGGGGGCCAGGCGGCTATGGCTCTTGGCGCGTTGCCGCTGCTGTTCATGCGGACTCGGCTTGGGGCGATGGCTGCTGCTGGCGCTACCCGCGTGTGGGGTGCGGCGCAGTTGTTCCTTAACGCGGCTATGCGGGCTAACCCGATCGGCCTTATCGTTACGGCTTTGGTCGCTCTTGTGGCCGGCCTTGTCTACGCCTACAAAAACTCGGAGACATTCCGGAATTTCGTGAATGGCTTGTGGGAGGGGCTTAAGAATGTAGCTGGCTGGATAGCCGATGTGGCGGTTGGTGCTTGGAATCTGCTGTCGGATGCCTTTAGTAAGGGTATCGAGTTCGTTAAGAAGTACTGGGACATTTTGATTCTGGGGCTTGGCCCTATCGGCTGGGTTATCTCGGCTGTCGTGAATCTGGTGAAGAACTTCGACAAGATCAAGTCCGGGCTGGGTGTGCTTAAGCAGATCTGGGATAAGACCTGGAATTGGATCAGCGGTAGTTTCGAGAATGTTGCTGGTGGTATCGGTAAGTGGTTCTCGAATCTGACTCGTGGTTTCGATGGGCTTAAGGAGAATGCGCAGACTGTCGCTAACGCGATTAAGCGCGCTTTCTCTGGGATCAAGGACGTGATGTTGACGCCGATCCGAGCTATCGGCCGGGTGTTGCAGCGTATTCCGACGAAGTTCTTGGGTGTGACGATCACTGGTGCGGCTACGTTGCACCGCTGGGGTGAGACTCTGGCTCGTTTGAATGTTGGTGGTTCTGCTGCTGGCGCGGGGCGGAAGCCTAACGGGATGCTTTACGGTCCCGGTACGGGCACGTCTGACGACATTCTGGGTGTGGACGGTTCGGGTATGCCTACGGCGTTGGTTTCGACCGACGAGGCTGTGGTTAATGCGCGTGGCGTTCAGAAGTATTGGCCGGTCATTGATGCCATCAACAAGGACACCCTCGGGAACCTGTTCGGCATTAAGCGGCTTGCTACCGGTGGTGCGGTCATTGACGGCGCGTCGGACGGCCGGTCGTCCAAGGAGATTCTTGGACCTACTCGCTGGGATCAGGAGTGGCAGGAGTTCTTCCGGGCGCGTGGTGCCGATACTCCCGATAAGGCGTTCAAGTACATGGGCGATAACGCCTACATCGGTACGTTGTACCGCAGTGGGTGGTTGCCTCCGGACGGCTCGAATGGCGAGGAGGACCGTCGTCTCGGGCAGGTTGACTCGAACAACTTCGATCAGCGTGCAGCTAACGAGCGTCAGAAGCTTGCGGAGATTCAGGACGAGATCCTTACGGATCAGAAGTCCAAGGAGTCGCGGAAGCTGTTCGACGAGGCTTGGACTAAGTGGTTCAACGATCATGGTGGCAATAGCCAGCGTGACGGCTACCTGAACCGTAACCCTGAGGTTGCGGAGCGGTGGCGGTCGGGCCAGTTCCCTCCGGGGGATGAGCGGACGCAGGAGTCGGTCACCGATGACCTCAAGTCTGGTGGTGACGGTAGCGACGGATACTCGGGTGACACCGATTATGGCGGCGATACCGACTTCGGTGGTGACAGTGGCGGCTACGGCGGTCCTGACAACATCGACACCACGGGTGCGGGCGGTGACCCGGAAGCTGTTGAGCTAACTCAGCAGGAGCAGTCGCTCTTGATGGGGCAGGAAATCAACACGTCTCTGTGGCGCGCGGTTAAGGCCGAGTTCCCGGATGCGGTGCTGACTTCGGCTAAGGGCGCTCACGACGATGACGGTGGATACCATCCGGCCGGCAAGGCGATTGACATTGGCGGGCCTAGTGACCTGTTGTTGCGAATCAACCATTGGTTGTTCGAGACATTCGGTAACAAGCTTGCGGAGTTGATCTATGCCCCGGCTCCCCCGGCGAAGCTCATGTACAACAAGGGCGGCCAGCTCATTGAGGATCAGCAGCAGCTTGCTACGCAAGTCTATGCGGGTGACCTTGCTGGGCACACCAACCATGTGCATGTGTCGGCGGATCAGGCTGTGCAGGTTCCGGATGCGAACACCGACTATGACGGCGGTACGGGCGGCTACGGCGGCGATGACGGCGGTAGCGGTGATGGCGGCTACGGCGGTGATCCGCTCTACGACAACGGCGAGGGCTTCGAGCAGGACGACGGGCCCAAGGCTTCCACGGCGATTGCTGACGCTATGCGTGGCGATTACTTCGACCCTAAGCGTTACTACGACAACGTAACTCTTGAGCTTGGCGACACGCTCTGGGATGCGGTGACTGGTGCGCTGAGTTTGGACACAACCTATTACGACGCTTACGGCCAGGCCGTGGACGAGACGGAGCGGTTGCGTTTGAAGAAGCTGGAAGAGCAGGGCGGTAAGACTCCGAACGTTGGCGGCGGCGATCCGAACAGTCCCGAAACCCAACGTCTGCTTAGCAATGGCGGCGGACAGGGCGATGTGGGCGGCAAGATCAAGGAAGAGGAGCTAACTCACACCTACACCCCTGGTGGTGGTGTTGAGCAGTGGCGTCCTCTGTTCTCCCAGATCTTGGAGTTCGGCGGCTTCTCTATGTCCTTGCTCGATCCGGGCTTGGCGCAGATGAAGACGGAATCGGGCGGTAATCCTAAGGCTATCAATAACTCCGACTCGAATGCGGCTAAGGGCACTCCTTCTAAGGGTTTGATGCAAGTCATCCAGCCTACGTTTGATGCCCATAAGTCGCCTCAGTTGAAGGACGATATCTACGATCCGGCCGCGAACATCTATGCGGGTACCAACTATGCGGTTAAGCGCTATCCGAACCTTGAGCAGGTCTGGGGCAATGGTCACGGCTATGCCACGGGCGGCAAGGTGAGGGGTAAGGGCGGTCGTCGCACTGACGATATTCCTGCTTGGCTTTCGGACGAAGAGTTCGTGGTCAATGCGGATTCGGCTATTGCGGCTGGCCCGTTGCTTGACTGGATTAACGAATCGCCTGAGATGGCCGGCCGGCTGGCAGAGATGCTTGCTGGTGGTGCTGGGGCTATTCCGGGTATCGGTCCTGCTATCGCTGCGAGTGCTCCGTTGCTTGGCGACTTTGTCGAGCAGGGTGTCGGCGGCTTGGCTGTCGGCGCGGAAACGCTGGTCGAGGGCGGTGCGCAGTTCTTGTCGATCGCTGAGCGTGACCGGGTTCAGGCTATTAAGACGTTGGGTGGGGCCTCTGGTTCTGCTCCGTTGTCTGGTGGTCGGACTCAGGCTCCCGCTCAGGTGGTCAATCAGGGTGCGCAGTACGGCGATGTGCATACGCAGTCGCTCCGCGAGTTCCAGCAGTTCATTGAGAAGGAGAATGCCCATGCGGCGTTCTCCCACATGGCGGGCCATACGGTTCGCTGATTTCTTTCAAGGTCCACAAGAGCATGCGCGTTTTTGCCTCTGCTCTTGTGGCCTTTCAATTCTTCTAACTCTTTGTTTGGGGGTTAAGGCATGCCTCAGTCCGATTTGTCTATCGAATGGCGGGCACCTGACGGTTCGGTTTGGCACGTTTCTGGTGAGGGCGCTGAGGAGGAGGGGGTTCTCCTTCTGCCTAAGCCCACTAAGCTTTATGACGCTCCGACGGTCACGTATTGGGCGCAGTCTGCGCAGAAGCACGTCTATCAGGGTTTCCGCATTGAGCGGCGTGAGCCTGTTATCGGTTTTCAGATCTGGGCGGGGCCTTACGGTACTGCGCGGGACTGGCGCGATATCGACTCCGAGTTTTCGCTTGCGTGGGAGTTTGAGCGTGAGGGCCAGTTGGTGTTCATCACCGATGATGGCGAGCGTTCGCTTGGCCTTCGGAAGCTGACTGAGCCGACGTGCTACGAGGGTGCTATTGAGCAGGGCAAGGACCCGTTCATGTATGCCGACGCCACGGTGGTTATGAACACTGCTGGCGAGGAGCCGTTGTGGGTTGGTGAGACGGTTGAAATTCCGTTTACCTGCCCGACCAGTTCTGGGTCAACGACTTTCGAGATTGAGAACGACGGCAATGTGGATATGTGGCCGCGTTGGACGGCGTCGTGCTCTCGGGCTGGTGGCCGTTTCATGCTGCCGGACTGGTCGTTCGGTTCGGATGAGTATGGGCGTGCTGTAGCGGATCAGAACCGTACGTGGCCGACTCCGGTGTTGCTGCTGAACGAGCACATCGACGTCAATTCGGACCCGGACGAGGAGCTGTTGCTGTCGTCGCTGGGGACGAACACGTGGAATCGCACCGAGGGCAACGGGCTCATGTATCCGATCCCGCCGCACACACCTAAGACTCAGGTCCCGGTGACGTGGACGGGTGTCGAGCCTGGCGACTCGATCATGTTGACGTACACGCGCATGTACACGCGGCCGTGGGGGGTCACTCGATGACCGCCCCCCTTGAACCGCTGGTGGATCTGCGCGAGGTCAAGGCGCAGTGTGATGCGACCCGGCAGGCCCATCGGGCGATGGCTAACCGCGCTCCGTGGGTTCGGTTGTGGGCTAACCCGCCTGATGACCAGTTGAGTCGCGGCCTAATTTTGCGTGGCGTGGTGAATGACTCGATTTCGGGTTCGTTCCCGTTCACGATTAAGGACCCGGCGACTGGGACGTTGAAGCTGCGACTGGACCACTATCTGGCTAAGTGGCTTATCTCGATCCCGGACGATCCGGAAGCTAAGAAGAATGTGGTCATCTCGGTTGACTATATGGGGCGTGGCAAGAACTGCAAGCTCCGTTGGTCTGGGATGCTGCATCACTGGACGGTTAAGAAGGACGGCTTTGGGGTCTACTACCTTGAGGCTACGTTCATTGATGACCGACAGTTCCTTAGGTTCTTGCTTGGTCCTCCTAACCCCGCGTTGCCAATTCCGGTCTTCCAATTTCCTCGTGTGCTCCCAGTTTTTGCACCAGCGAAATGGGGCATCTCTTTCCTAATTCTTATCAACTTGATTCGTGTTCAATCGAACTGGTTGCAGCTACCGGATGACCCATTCAATTGGGGTTCGTGGGCTTCTGGTTTCGATCCACGGACGTGGCAGGCGCACATTAAGGCTGACAGCCTGTTGGCTGATTCGTCGTTGTGGGCGTTGCTTGCTACGCGCATGAACACGATGGAAGAGGTTATCTCCGACACGTTGGACGACGCGAAGCTTGTTATGACGTATCGGCGGGTCTTCTCGGTTGATGGTGAGACGCCGGCCGATGTTGGCATGGGCCATCTGTCGTCTATGCGTAATGGTGCGCTCGTATTCGAGGTTGTCGATAAGTCGGGTTACTACAACCCTGCGGGCACTTGGTACACGGGCGAGATGTTTAAGGGCTTGGCCCGCTCGGCTGTCCAGTTCTTGGAAGGGTTCGTTGAGTCGATCCTGACTCCGGTCACGGACGATCAGGGCATTTGGCCTGACGAGTACTACCAGCAGGGCTATTGGGGACAGGCACCTAACCGACCTTGGATTGTGCTAAGGGATTCTAAGTGGTCTCAGATAGAGACAGGTTCGCTCACTTGGAATCCCGCTGGACCGGTTTCAGTCATCGTTGGTGGCAGTAACCCGTATGCGGACCAGTTGGCCTCGCTGGCTATTAAGGCTGTGGGCAACATTCTGGGTTATTTCGCTTTGGCCGGCTTCTCGTCTGCTGGCGATATTGCTGAGTCGATCATTATGCCGTTCCTACAGGGAACGATCTTGGCTTGGCAGCAGTGGAAGAACACTTCCCGCGCTAAGAATCTGGGCTGGGTGCATCTGTGGGAGACGTATCAGCAGGGCGGCGATAATGCTTGGTCTTTGGCTGCTGCGGCGGCATTGAAGGCCGGGTTTGAGGCGACCGAGTCTAAGACGTCGCACGAGTTCACTATGGGTGTTGGCCCGATCTATCCGGGGCTGCACTTTATGCCTGGTGATCGTATCGGTTCGACGGCTGAGGACATTATCAAGAACAAGGTGTTTGTGGACGATGTCCAGGTAATCACTTTGTCTTGGGATTTCTCCTCGTCGTCTAACGGCGGTCCTATGTGGAATATCCAGGTGACTGTTGGCACGAATGAGGCTGGCATGTCTATTTCTGAGCGTCAGGCTCGTCTTGTGTCTAAGGCATTGGCGACGATCCGTGATATTGGCGTTCGCATGGTTACGTAATTGCTTTGAAAGGTGATTGTTTTGAGTGAGCAGGCCCGACGTTTTGAGTCCGAAGTGACCGATTGGGACGACCCTACTCAGCATCTAGCTCCGTTTCTTTATGAGTGGCCGGCCTTCGGGAAGATGCAGGCTATGCCTGCCCCGACGGCTTTGGTGCCTTATCAGGCTGAGCTTCTGTACAAGATGGGCGTTCGTTTCCATCCGGAATTGGCTGAGGTTGTGAAGGTCTCGGATGCGGATGGTGTTTCCCAATGGGTTTCTAAGGCTGAGGCCGAGGAGATGGCTAACGCTAGTTCGGCTTTGGGGTCGGATGAGGCGTTGGGCCTGCTTGCCAAGATTTCGCCTGAGCGTGCGGCCGAGATTGAGGCGATGAGTGATTCCGAGCGTGAGGCGCGGGTTGAGGCTATGACTCCGGATTTGGCCGAGTCTCTTAATGAGTTGGCGCGACTTCGTAAGGCGTTGGAGGCTGCTAATGCTAGTTCCTAGTGGTTCTGTGAATTTCCCGTCTGGCGCTTTCCCTGTTGGTGCTGGCGGTGCGGCTCGTGCCCCGTTTGAGGGGCGTACTGAGTCTGCGGTTAAGGGGCTGCTTAAGACGGATCACAAGCCTGAGATTGATGAGGCGTTCTCGGGTTTCAATTCGGGCCTTGTGGGTGTGTTGCAGCGCGTCCTTATGGGGACGGGGACGGGGCCGCTGACGGCCGGCTTGGCGTGGTTGCGGGATCTGATGAAGAACCGCTGGGACCAGGTTGATGAGACTCAAGAGTCTGTGGTGTCGGTGGGCACTCAGGTGCACTACGTGCAGGAAGTTATCGCCTTGCAGTCCGGTATGGGCGTGTGGGAGACGGGGCCGGATCGCACTGGCACACCGAGCTTCCCGTTCGGTCTGCTAAATCTCACGGTGCCGTCTATCTCGGTGTCGGTGAGCGGTGGCTCACACAGCCACAATGTCACTGGCAGCACGGGCAATGCGACCGCTGGCGGGGATAGCCACAATCACAGCGCGGGGTCGCTGAGCGCGAGTAGCACTAACTCGACGCACTCGCATACCGCGACGGTGGACGTCAACTCGTCTGTCCCCACGGTGAATGTGACCAGCTCGTATGCTCCCTGGGCTAACGTCATCTTCAAGTCGGCCGCTGAGCGCAAGGTCATCACCTTCCTCGCTTACCGCACCGGCACTGTGTCTAGCTTCAATATCGACGTCTACAAGCTTGAGGCTGACGGTTCGTCGAGCATTGTCTATTCGTCTCCGGATCTGTCGGGCAACCTGACGGGCGCTATCGGCTGGCAGCAGCACCTTATGTCGGGGTCGATTCTCGCTGACCTTGGTGACGCTTACGATGTGCAGTTCCGCATGACGGGTTCGGGCTCTGTTTCGCTGGCCGGGATTAACTTCCCTAATCCCACTCCCCTGCCTGGCTTCCGGCCTTATGCGTCGGGATCTGCGCGCAATGCTTCCACCACTCCTGCACCCGCCACAATTCCTACGGCTACGCGGGACACCATGTATGTCGGTCCTACGCCGTTCGTGTCTATCGGCATTGATGTGGGGCAGACGACGATTCCGCGGTTCGTTTTCGACGACTTCAACCGTGCAGCGCTTGGCAATGTGTGGATTCCTTACGGGTCTATCGGGATCAGTAGCAATCGTGTCACTCACACGGGTAGCGCTCTCGTTAACAACTCGTCTGCTGCTATGCGGTCTCAACCGATGGCTACAGATGCAATCGAGGTGGCTGCGGATCTGTTCGTTGATACGCATGCTGCGGGTATCGGATTGTGCTGCGGGCAGGGAATGACCGGTGGCGCTTGGCTTGTGGTCGAGGACAACGACAGCGAGTACCGGGGCATCCGGATCATGACCGGCAATTACGACAACCGTGTGGCTCGCGCTTCGCTTCCTGGGACTCCGGTTTCGGGCCGATACACGTTGCGCTACACGCCTTCCGATAACACCTATCGGGCTTATGCGGGGGCGTCGACTACCGAGCCGATCCTGTCGTGGGTGGATAGCGGGAACGTTGTTCAGCACGGCATTGGTCGTCGCTGGGTCGGAATGGTCACTCGTCGCGCGTTCACGTTCGCTTCGGGCCGTATTGACAACTTCACTGCCGCTGACGTGTGAGCGGTTTCTAAGCGTTAGGAGGTAGCTGTATGGCGAACCTTGGTTATGACCCGCTTAAGGGCAAGCTGATTCTTAGCAATGGTGCTGATTGGGTGTGCACATTGCAGACCGGCGAAGTGTGGCCGGCCGGTACCGAGGTGTGGGTGCAGGTTGGGGACCTAGATCCCTGGAATGCATCCGTCACCGAAGCGACTGGCACTGCGGCGTTCCGCGTGGAGTCGACGATCACCGACACGGTCGAGGACAAGACCCCGTACACCATCTACTTGCGTTTCCCTGGCTCTCCTTCCACTGAGTATGCGTGGTTCGAGGACCAGGTTCGGCGCACCCGGAAGTGAGGATCTAGATGACTTTCCTTTCGGGGACTGTGAATGTGACGTCTCCTGGCGCTCCACCTAAGAACGTTCGGGGTCCTGGTGGCGGTTCGGTGAAGGTTTCGCCTGCCGCCCCAGGCCCTCAGGGGCCTCCGGGTGACAAGGGTGACCCCGGCCCGCCTGGTGGTGTTCCGGTGCAGTCGGGCAACAACCGGCTGTATGCGAATGACGGCTCTGGCAATCCGACTACGATCCCGTTCTCGTCTGCGGCTACGGCTCAGACGGCGGTGTATCGGACGACTGGGGGTGTGACGAACTTCGGTGAGCCGTCGGCCCCTTCGCATGCGGCGACTAAGAACTATGTGGACGTCAGCTTGGCGTCCAAGGTGGATACGTCTGATGCGCGGCTGTCTGATGCGCGGCCGTTGAGGATGATTGACGTCTCTACGAGCGTGGCTACGGGCACTGCGGCCAAGACGGTGACTGGGACCGCCCCGGTTGCGGGCGACATGGTGATGCTGCGGCTGCCTAACGGCAACACGGTGGCTAATCCGACTGTGTCGTTCAATGGTGCTGCGGCTATTCCGATCCGTCCGGGCAATCAGACGAGTCCGGTGTCTACGTCGGTGGCGATCACTGCTGGCGGTTTGATGCTGCTCTACTACGACGGCACGGCGTTGCAGCTCATTAGCTCGACGACCCCTCCGACTGAGATTCCAGATGCGGAGATTGTGGCTGGTACGGCTACGGCTTCCCGGTATATCACTGGCCGGCGTACGGCCACGATTATCAACCAGGCCCGCTCGGGTGTTGAGCTGCAATCCAATAAGGGTGCAGCTAATGGTTATGCGTCGCTGGATGCTGGTGGCAAGGTTCCGATTTCTCAGCTTCCGTCTTCGTTGATGGAGTATCTGGGTGTGTGGAATGCGTCCACTAACAGTCCGACGCTGGCTAACGGTACGGGCAATGTGGGTGACGTTTATCGGGTTACGAGTGGCGGTACGCGCAATCTTGGTGCGGGCAATATCACGTTTGATGTGGGTGACTATGTCATCTACAACGGCACGGTGTGGGAGAAGTCTGATACCACGGATGCTGTCGCTAGCGTGGCCGGTAAGACTGGTGTCGTCACACTGAATAAGAACGATGTTGGCCTGTCCAATGTCGATAACACTTCGGACCTAGCTAAGCCTGTTAGTACTGCCACCCAGACCGCTTTGAACGGCAAGGTGAATGTCCTGCCGACTCCCTGGCAGCTTTATGCAACCGACGCGGCCGGCCTGACGGGCATGCAGTATTCGGCTAACGACTGGGCGGCATGGACGATTGTGCAGCGCGGCGATGGCGGCGTGGTCAAGACTGGCACTCCGGTAGCCGACAACGACTCGGCCACTAAGGCTTATGTTGATAGCAAAATCGTGTTCGGACCTCTGCCTGCTACTGGGCAGACTGGCGTCTTGTATGTGGTGCCCTGATGAAGACTTGGAATGGGTCCGCATTCACAGATCCGGCGTTTCGTTGGTGGAATGGTTCTGCGTATGTTGAGCCGGCCGCTATCTACGAATGGGATGGTGCGACGTTCGTTCGTCGATTCCCGGCTTACCAGGAGTCGATTCACCAATTCACTTCTACCGGCTCGTCGAGCCTGCCGATCCCGTCGTGGGCTCGGTACGCCGATGTGGCTGTGATCGGTGGCGGCGGTGGCGGCGGTGGTCGTGGGTCGTTCACTACGAACATCGGCAAGGGCGGCAACGCTTCCGTGTGGAATGCGTCCACGTTCGATCTGCTCGGTAACACTGCCACGTCTGTGTTGGTGACTGTCGGCTCCGGTGGAGCTGCGGGGCCTAACGGTAGCCCTTACAACGGTTCTGCGGGTGGTACGTCGTCTGTGGCGCTCAACAACAACCCGACCAACCTGTTCTCGTCTGCTGGCGGTGCTGGCGGGCAGGGGCAGACTGGTGCGCCGGTCACGCCTGGTGGCTCGTCTGCGGGCATTACGACCCCGTTTGGCATCACGTTGCCTGGCGGTACGGGCGGTGCTGGCGGTACGGGTTCGATCGCTCCGACCGACGGCGAGGCTCCGGGAGCTGGCGGTGGTGGTGCTGGTGGCGGTGCTGTGAATCCGTCTCGTGCTGGTGGTGTCGGCGGTGTCGGCCGCGTGTATGTCCGCTTCCGGACTGGCTAAGTATTTCTTTTCCCCTTCGGGGGTTATTCCTTAAGGGGTTTTTCATGCGCAAAAAGACTCTCCCTTACACTGCTTCGATCATCATGCAGGACACCTATTACTGGTGTGGTCCTGCCACGGTCCAGAATATCGCCTCGTCTCGCAAGTTTATTGCCGAACCGGCGTTGGCTAAGGAGATGGGGACGACCACGAATGGTACGAACCATATTGGGTTGCTCGCTAAGGCCCTGAATAAGCATTTGGGTGTCTTGTTTGCCACGGTGCTTATTGGTGGTGCTGATGCCACGGTTAAGCAGCGGGACAAGTTGTGGGCGGATCTCAAGGCGTCTGTTGATGGCGGTTATGGCGTTGCTATGAACTGGGTTGCTCCTCCGAATGGATACCCTAAGGGTGTTCTGGGGTCGCGTAATCCGTCTTATGGTGGCGGCACTGTCTATCACTATGTGGCGGCTATGGGGTATGCCGAGGAGAACGGTAAGCGTTATGTGCTGATCGTGGATTCGGGGTTCTCGCCGTACAGCTATTGGGTGACGCTCGAACAGTGCGCGACGCTGATCGCGGGCAAGGGCTACGCCTATGCGGTGGTGCCTGCTCGTGACGAGCTTGAGGCTAAGCCGGTTACCGATTTCGTTAAGGCGTTCTTGGGGCCGTTGGCTTCGGACGTCAAGGACATTCGGGGCCAGTTGGTTACTGCTTGGAAGCAGCTCGGGGGCCGCACGGTCGTGGACGGGCTGGCTGATACGCGGAGGTTGCTCGGTGGTTGAGTCTTCGATCACCCGGACGCAGATATCGCCGAACAAGCACTACGGGGGCCGGGACGTCGACTGGGTTGTGATCCACACCCAGGAGGGCAATGGGCGGGCGCGGGATATTATCCCGTTCCTGTGCAACCCGGCGTCCGAGGTCTCCTATAACGCGGTTGTTGACGATGTGGAGTCGGTGCTTGTTGTGCCGTGGGACGCCAATCCGTGGGCGGCGATGAACGCCAACACGAGGGGCGACCACCTGTTGTCGGCCGGCTCTTTCGCTAAGTGGTCTAAGGCTAAGTGGCTTGAGATTGATGCGCGGGACGGCAAGAACGAGAACGCGCAGATGGATCGGCTGGCGTTGTTGACGGCGTGGCGGTGCAAGGTTCGGGGTATTCCCCCGGTGTATGTGGGCGGCAAGGGCCGTCCTTCTAAGCCCGGTATTTGCGGGCATGTCGACTTTGGGGCTTGGGGCGGTGGTCATACCGATCCTGGGCCGAACTTTCCCTGGATCGAGTTTATCTCCCGTGTTCAGGGCTTCTACTACGGTGAGGATTTTGATATGGCCGCTAAGGATGAGGTTATCGACTTCATTAAGGGCTTCGTTGGGCCGATCGTGTCCGACGTTAAGGACATTCGTCAGCAGCTCACGGGTGGCCGTGACTATGGCGAGTATCCGGGCTGGAAGCAGCTCGGGCAGAACGCTAAGGGCGAGAACTTCACGATTGTTGATTCGTTGGCGGATACCCGTCAGCGGGTGATCGGTTTGGTGGATCTTGTTAAGGGTTTGGAGGCGCGGGTCTCCAAGTTGGAAGGTGGTAAGTGATGGCTACTCAGGTTGAGCATCCTCGTCGGGCTGTTGTTCGGACGGTGTTTCAGGTTGTGATTGCCTTGGCGGCTGCGCTGCCCCTCATTGTTGTGGCGTCGGGTGTTCCGGCGACTGCTGCTGGTGTGGGTGTGGCGTTGGCTGTTGCGGCTGGTGTTACTCGGGTGATGGCGCTGCCCGTGGTCAATGATCTGATTGACCAGTATGTGCCTTGGTTGCGCACTGAGTGATTGAGCAAGTTGATCTGACGAGTGGTGGATGGTCCTCGATCATTCTGGTTGTGGGGTTTTTCTTCGCGGCTTTGGCTTCGGGGTTCATCCACTACTTGTACAAGAAGACGTCTCGTCTTCAAGCTGACTACGAGTCCTTGCGCCTGGACATGGAGAAGCTTAAGGAAGAGTCGCGGAAGCAGGAAGAGCGGCACCGGCAGGACCGGGAGAGCGACTACCGCATGATTAACCGGTTGCAGAACTTCATTGTGGACTTGCAGGTGTATGCGGCCCGCTTGCGGGGCATGCTGGCTGAGAAGGGCCAGGCGTCTCCTGCGCCTCCCGTGTTGGATGATGTTGACCTTGACCCTAAGGAACTGGTTACCCCTTAACGCAGAACACCCCCTAGATGGCCCTGAGTGGCTTTCTAGGGGGTGTTTTTGTCGTCTGCGGGACTCTGTGAGAGGGCGTCCCCAAGGGCGGCGAAACGGGAGCTAACCGGATGCGGTGCCGCGCCTTGGAGACTGTTGCCTAGCCTAGCAGACGACTAGCTTGCGTTGGCTGCCTCGTTGGCTTCGTATGCCTCCATGATGTGCTTGGGGATACGGCCCTTCTCCGACACGGTGTAGCCGTTGTTGTTGGCCCATTCGCGGATCGCGGTGAGGTTGTGGCCGCTGGTGTCCGAGGCCGGCTTCGCGGGCTTGCTACCCCCGACCTTGGGTGCGCGGCCGACCTTGGTGGCCTTGTTGATCCACTTGTCCATGTCCTTGTAGAACCGGTCCTGGTTGGCGGCTCGGAGGTCGAGCTGGTAGGCGGTGCCGTTGACGACGAAGGGGACGGGCGACCATTCCTCGTCGGGGTTGATGAGCTTGCCATCGTAGTCGTCGGTGATTTCGAGTACTTCCTTGCGGGACATAGTCCTACCTCATTTCTTCATCTGTGCGGCTGCTTGGAACCATGAGTCTCTACGTTGGCGTTCGAGGCTAGCGTAGGTGAGGGCTTCGGCCTCTGTTCCACCCGCGTCTCGGATCTTCTGAACATCTGCTTGGTGCTGTGCTTCGGTGCCAGCGGCGACGAGCTTGAAGAATCCGATGAGGATGGTTACGGCGATCGTGAGGAATCCGAGGCCGGCCAGTGCGTTGACGTCTGCGACTACGCCGATGATGGCGGACGCGACTCCCAGGACGAATGCGATAAGGGTCTTCATGCTCGGCACCTTAACACCTGGTTAGGGCTTAAGGCCGAGGGTTTCCCTCAGCTCCGTCACGGCCACGTGATAGCCGTACCGTTCACCTTCGTTGTCCACGACCTCCGGGTAGGGCATGTCGAGGAACTTCTTGACCTGGTCGAGGGTGGTTTGCTGACCGGTCTTGAGCAGGTGAAAGTGGATGCCGACGAGGAATCCGTCCACGAACATCGCGGCCATTCGTGACCCGGTTTCCGAGGTCAACGGGTCTCTGTCGCCGGTGATTCGTGCGACTCGTTCGCTGGCGGTCTGGATCAGGGCCGGCATGTCGACGTGTTCGCTGATCGCTTCGACGAGTTCTGGGTTACTGCCCGGTGGTGGGCTGTTGGTGCACTGCTTTAGCCACCACACGTCTGCGCTTTGGTCGCTCATGGTGTTGCTCCCGTTTGGTTGGTGTTGGGGGGAAGTCCCGTCACCAACAATACACAGGGAACGTATCGAGCGCTACTCGATAAAGAAATTTCTTTTGAAGACTTTTAAGCGGGGGCTTAGCGCTTAGCTGTTGTCTTCGGTTTCGGTAAGCCACTCCGGGGGTACGGTCTCCGGGATGATGAGGGGCTTTGCGAACTTGCGGTACGAGATATGAGCGGCCATGTAGGTGCACACGCTGATGACGACGGCTGCGGTGACGTTGAGGGCGTGCAGTTTCAGGCTGTCGCTGATGCAGGGGAAGATGGCGGCGACGAGGTGCAGGAGGGAGCCGACGGCCCAGGAGAAGCCGGTGATCCGGTAGTAGTGGGCGGCTTTCCGGTTGACGCTTCCGGGTGGGGTGATGCACACAATTTGGCCGGCCGCTTGGCAGATGATTGCGGCGTAGTAGGTGACGACCACGGTTAGTGCGAGTTGGTTGAGTACGTCGAGGTTGTTGGCGTAGGCAATCCATGAGATGGCGACTGCGATTTGTGCTGATCGTTCGGTGCGGATGCGTTCGGTGCGGGATAGTGCGCCGATGGCGGCGAGCATGTGGATGGACAGGGTGGCGGTGCCGACTACGACGAGCGTTGCGCCGATCTGGTAGTTGAGCTGGTGCCCGCCGAGCAATCGGTCGAGTGCAGTTACGGGTGGTGAGAAGAGGAGCCACGCCAAGGTTGTGGCGATGAGAGACAGGGTGAGCCAGCAGCAGTGGTTGGACTTGAGCCATCGTCTGCGCTGGATGAGTGCGGCTGCGCCTGCGGCGACGGGGAGTGCGGTAAGACCCGCGACGGCAAGGGACGTCAATGTCACGGCGGTGTTCTCTTCTTTAGAAGCTGCGAGGGGAGGTGGTGATGCAAAAACACCCAGACCGGTGGTTTCCAGCCTGGGTGTCCGAGGGGAGGAATTGCGGTGTGGCGGTGAGGTTATCGCGCCTGGTGGGCGTGATGTTACAGCGGTGTTACGGAAGCTTAGAGCTGGTAGCCGTGTTCTACGGCGGCGTCAGTTCTCTTCCGTGTCGCGGTGGTCCCCCTCCCCGTCGTGCTGTGGGGAGAAAAATCCTCGTCCTCGCTGTCGAGCAGGTCGACGGCTTCGCGGAGCGCGGATTTCTTCCCGTAGCCCATCTCCACTAATGCCTCGAACGGGTTGAGCCCGAAGTGGTTCATGGCCCGCATGACTTGGTCGGCGCTGATGGTGCCGTTGTCGCGGTGGACGGTGTACTGGGATCGGCCGAGGCCGACGGCTTCGGCTGCCTCTCCGACGGTGACCCTTCGGTCGAGCTTGTAGTGCGCGTATGCCTCGACGCTCATCCTTCGTTTTTTCCTCATGAAACCGAGCTTACTGCACGGTAAGCCGCACAACAAGTCCGGATTTTCGGACAATTTTGGGTCATGTTGTGTGGCTCACAAAACGGCCCGTGACCTGCGGTTTACCTTCTCGTAACCCATCCGGCCGGCAGGACCAGCTGTCCGAAATTCCGGACAGGTTGCTTGTGTGGCCGGACAGCCGACCGTAGTGTCCTCTCTCGTGACCAGCACCACGGCGGCCAGGACGGCCGGACGGAAAGCCCAAACACTCCCCAAATACGAGATGGCTCTCGATCACAACCAAATCAGCAACCTCATGCAGGTGGCGCAAATCCCGAGCCTCAAGATGCTCGCTCAGACCGCTGGTATCCCCCGGTCTGTCCTCTCGGAATACGTCCACGGGAAACCCGGCGTATCCGCAAAGACGGTCGGCGCTCTGGCCGGCGCTTTGCACACATATCCGGATCGAATAGCGCGCTGGTTGCACGCTACCAACTGATCCCGACAACTTCATTCGCCTGAGTAGCCCACGCCAGGGGTGCGAGTCCCTTGGCAGGCACGACGGAGATGCGCCTCTAGCGCCTCCCTCATTCTTTCATTCCCTTTGAATCTGCGGTCTCCGTAGGTCTATTTGGCCTGCGCCCGTACCGGTTCGTGTTCCTTTCAGAACTTCATATGCCCGATGACGCTCCTGCCTAACGGTTTAAGAGTGCAGCCCCGTTGACTTGTCCGGGGAGGCACCTAAAGGGGTGGGTGTCGGGAAGTGGCAGAGCCACACAACACAAAGTCTTCACCTGCTGTTTGAGACATGCCGCAAACACATACACAACACACTCCTGCTTCCCCGTTGGGGTGTGGTGATCTGGCGACCAACGTCCTCAGCGTCAGAGCATTAGGTCAACCCACCATACGAGTATGGGACGGCACAGCTAGGGCTAAAGCTGTGGGGTTAGGCCGTAAACAGTCCAGGTGAGGGCCGAAGTGAAACGCAACGATACATGCGGTGGTAGTCCGATGTTTCCCTTATGAAACGGGGATAGTCCATGTCTGCCGAGGTAGTTCCAACATTCATTTCAATTTGGGGCCGGTGAGCCTCCTTGGCCGCGTTGCAGGTTTCTACGGTTCGATCCGACTTCGGCCTGCTGGTTCCCCCTCTCCCGAAACGGGTTAGGGGTCGAACCATCCATGTAAGACCAGCTAGCACACCCTTTAGGAGACAAACAATGACTGCAACCTTGACCACCCTCATTGCCCAGCTCAACGAGGAAGTTCCGCTCAACGATGAGCCGATCACCGAAGCTGAGGCCATCTCGGACGGCTTCCCCGAAACTGGCGATAAGGCCAAGCCGTTCCTGCCCGGTAGAAACGTCAGTGACGAAACGTTCATCGCTGCTTTGCGTGGAGCTGTCGCCGCCAAGCCGAACTTCGTCTACCAGCCGACCCCCGTTCTCGACCCGCAGGGGAATCCCACTACCGGGGCGCTGACCGGCGAACCGATGACCCAGTGCACCTACCTGAAAAAGGACGGCCTGACCGGCGATTGCGGTGTGGGTGTCGCACTGCTCGCTTCCGGCGTCAACCCGGAGTGGTTGAAGCACCGCGAGGGTGCGGGGGCTTACGCACTTATGCGGGAGCTGGGTTACTCGCACCCCACCATCCAGTTCGGCGATTCCTTCCAGAGCGACCAGGACCACGGCGTCTCGTGGGCTCAGGCCCTTGCTGACGCGGAGCACAAGCTCAGCTACGCCACCTCCTAACCCCCTCTCCGACAACACACTTCTCGAAAGGCATAACCCGCATGACCATCTCGTTTGAAGACGCCCTGAAAGTTGCCGCCGACTACCTCGACCAGTGGCGGGACAGCGACTCGGAGGCGTTCACCCCGGAGTGGATGAAGGCCGAAGCTAAGCGCCTGCTCAAGGAAGCTAAGGAGCGTGAGGTTCTGGACGCCATCTCCGAAATCCCGTTCGCGTCGGTCGGTCTGGCCGCTCAGGGTTGGGCTGCCATTCGTCAGCACAACCCGAACCACGACGGTGTCGAGGAGTTCCTGGACCTTCCTCCCCGCAAGCGGTTGGAGTACTACCGGTTCGCCCATGCGGTGATCGAGGGTTACCGGATCGTGGGTGAGGAGTACGCCCAGGCGTTGAATGAGCGTTACAGCATTTCGGCTCTGCCGATGGAGGCTCGTGTGTTCTCGCGCGGCGAGCACATTCCGGCAGACGTGGCCGAGGTCACCAGTGCGGACGGCCACCGGTATGTGCGGACCCCTGCGGGCCTTTGGCTCTCGGATGTGCTGCGAGAGCACAAGGATGATCCGGCTTACGGCTTCCCCGCCGAGATGTTCTGGCGGTCTGAGTTCCCGCTGACCGAGGTCATCTGATGCACGGGCGGCGTACACCACCGTTCGGTCACTACTACTTCGTTCCCCTAACCCGTAAGCGCCACCGGATCTACGTGTGGCGACAAGGCCGTAGGGCCGGAATCTCCTGGGAGCCAATGTGATGAGCGATGCAATCCGTGACGTGATCGGCTGCGTGTGCGCCGTCCTGCTCTCCACACTCTTTTTCTACGTGCTGCTAACAGGAGGTTACTAACCATGTCGGCACCCAAAGAGCACCCCCTTGTCGAGCTGGTCGGTTCCTGCCTGGCGGACCCGACCGAGGGCAATGTCCTCATCGCCAAGTTCCTCGAAACCCACGAGGTCATGCCCAAGGCCGAGTTGAACAGCATGCTTGTTGCGGTCGCTAACCGTAACGCTGCTTACGAGTCCGAGAACCGAGTGCTGCGGGAGATGACGAACCTGCCAGACCTCGACGCCATCGACCACCTCAACGACATGTACTACGCCACGGAGGACGATCTGTGAGCGCTGTCGGCAAAGTGGCCGGCCGCGTGTATCGGATCACTAACCGTGTCATTGACCGGATGCTTGACGAGCTGATCGACCCGGAGGACGTTAAGGCTGCGCTTGCGGCTGACCCCCAGTTCATTTCGGGTGATCGCTTCATGTTCCACGGGCCGACGATTACGGCTGTGGGCGTGGATTCTGGTGAGGGTTTCAAGGTGATCGCTTTGTGCCGCACCATGTCGGAGCTGGTCAATTGGGGGTTCAATCCATTTGAGAGTTCGGAGACACAATGCCTGCAAGCCGCGTAGAGGACAAGGCCGATTGGGAGGACCGTAATTGGAACTTCCTGGTCGCGGAGAACGCGGAGCTTAAGGACGAGAATCGCCGTCTGCGTGAGCAGTTGGATGATCCGATCTATTCAATCTTCGAGGTTGCCAAGGTCTTGGAGGACGGCGGCTACCACAATCCTCACGAGAACACGTGGGACACCATCGAGTTCTGGGCGCTGCTGCATCCGGATTGGTGGGACAGCAGTTTGATGAACGAGGAGGGCCGTCGTCATGCCCGCTTGACTCGTAACGGGATCATGTTCACCGAGTTGGGTATTGAGGCCGCTAAGGCTCAATACCTGGACGAGTAGTGGGCTGGTGGTTTAGACGTCCTAAGCCTGACGAGCTTGGACGTTGCGCCCACGTCACATGCACGCCTTGGCAGTTGCTAGAGCAAGTGAGTCTCTACAACAGCTCTTACCAAAAGTCTGGCCGGCCTATCGGCTACATGTTCATCCAGAAACGAAGCTGCCTTATGTGTGGCTTCACGGAACTATCTGAGAAGGAAGTACTTTTCTAATGGGTCTGCTCATTGCAGCAATCGTCCTGTCACTGGTGGTCGCACTGCCGGTGTCGCTCATGCTCCTCGTCAAGAGCCGCTATGACGGTGTCGAGGTCGGTAAGCCTGTCCGCTACGGCGGCGCTCTACTGGTCTGGCTGATCGCGCTCTCCCCTGTCATCTTCGGTTCGGTCACCACCGTCTCCACCAAGAACATCGGTGTCGTGACCGCCTTCAATCGTCCGACCGGCGAGAACCTGTCCAACGGCCTGCACTTCAAGGCCCCGTGGGAGAAGGTCCACGAGATGGACGGCGCTATCCAGATCCAGACCAAGGACGGCGAGCATTCCACCCAGGTCCGGTTGGGCAACAACTCGATGGCGAACGTCGACTACACGGTGCAGTGGCGAATCAAGCCGGATGCCGCGTCGGCGCTCTACCTGGATTACCGCTCGTTCGACTCGGTTAAGGAAAACCTGGTCACCAAGCAGTTCAACAACTCGCTGTCCGACGTGATGAGCCAGTACAACCCGCTGGCCGCACTGGAAGAGCAGCAGGCCGACACCAACGAGGCTCTGGCTAAGCGTGTTCTGGATCTGATGCGTGAACGTGTCGGCAACCGTATCGAGGTCATGTCGGTGATGCTGCCGGTCATCCATTTCGACCCGGACACCCAGGGCAAGATCAACCAGTTCAATGCGGAGCTGGCGAACACCAAGGTTGCGTTGCAGAAGCAGGCCACCGCTTCGGCTGAGGCTAAGGCGAACGAGAACCTTAAGTCGTCGGTTACCGACCCCAACGTTCTGGTCTCGAAGTGCCTGGATATCGCGGCGCAGAACAAGACGTCTCCTGCTGGTTGCTGGCCGGGTAGCAGCACTCACATCACTGGCGTCAAGTAGCGCCGGAAGGGATCAAATCAAATGAGCTTGCTGTATGCGCAGAAAGATGTTGCCCAGTTCATGCGGACTGCGGGGCAGGTGGTTCGGGAGTCTCCGACAGTCCCGGAGTGGTCGGAGGGCCAGCGTGGGCCGGTACGGCTGATCGCTAAGCAGCTTCGGTACGTGTCGGATCAAGCTGAGGCTGCGGCCGAGGTTATGCCGACTGAACAGTCGTTGCGGGTTCGGCTTCTGGTTGAGGAGTTGGCCGAGCTGGTCGAGGCGATCGTTACTGACGACCTCGTTGGTATCGCGGATGGCACCACGGATCTGTCGGTGGTGAACATCGGCACCATGTGCACGTTCGGTCTCCCGGCTGGCCCTTTGTGGGATGAGGTTCACGCCTCGAATATGTCCAAGTTTGTGGACGGTAAGGCTCTTAAGGATTCGTCGGGCAAGGTGATTAAGGGTCCGGGTTATTTCAAGGCGGATTGCGCGGCGGTGATGCACTCGTGAAGTTCATACAGATCAAGGACCGGGTTTTCAGGCCGAAGGACGACAACGGGCGTCGGACGATCTGCTACGTCAAATGGTCGGACAAGGGCGAGTTTACCCTTGTTGGCTTCCGGACTCAGCAGGCTCGCCCAGGGCGGGTTTCTGAACCTGACGGCACCGAGGCGAACATGACGGAGTTTCCGTTGGATCGCCGCGAGGTCCGCAAGCTCATTAAGGCGCTCAAGCGCTCACTCAAGGAGAACGAGGAATGAAGCGTCTCGTAGCGGCCGTACTGGTTGCGGCAGTGGCCGGCCTGGGTGTCACCGGCTGCAACAGTTCCGCCCCTGCCGAGCAGGACGTGAGCGCTGTCTGTATCGACCAGCACACCAACATGCGCCTGGACGATGACGAGTGTGAGGACGATGACGGGGTGTCGGGCTGGTGGTATTTCGCCGCTGGCGCTGCGATCCCGGCTGTCGGTCATCACGTTGCGAAGTCGTCGGGTTCGTACAAGAAGCCGCCGCGCGCTCATGTCCGCAAGCAGCCTCGGATGGGTGTGGCTAAGCCGAGCCTGGTGAAGCCGTCCAAGCCGTCGGCGTCCAAGCCTCGTACGTCGGTGTCCAAGCCGACTCAGACGACCCGGAAGCGATCGTGGCTGGGGTCGAGCAGTTCCGGGTCCAAGTCCAAGTCTTCGTCACGGTCGGGAGGTTCCCGTGGGCGTTGAAGTCAAAATGCCAGATCCACCGAGGGGCCACTTTTGGAAGGTCGAGAGGTCTGACCTTTCGAGTACCTGGTTCTCGGTGTCGTTGCGCAAGCGTGGCTGGTTTTTCAGTAGCTACGTCAACTCGCAAATCTCGGAAGCGTCTGCCGATCCTGAGCGCAACGCACGGCGGATCGCTAGTACGGCCGACCAGATTCTCCGCGAGTTCCGCGAGGAGCAATCCCGCGCCGACAGGTTCGACGTAAACGGGCTGACGGGCGCAACCGTTGGCCGAGGAATCAAGCAGTCAGGGGGTTTCACCTCTGACCAGTAGCCAGGGAGGTCCCTAACTGACCGATTACGCGATCAAACGTAACTACTACGACCAGCCGTGGGTGATGCCGCCAGGCCCCAACGGTGAACCACAAACCCTCACGGGTGAGTGGCGGGAAGGCCGCAAGGGGCCAAAGAAGGCCAAGTGGTGGTATTCGCCGGACGCTACGGCCTACTCCCGAATGTCGTCCATTGCCAAGGCTTTGGACACCAAGGAGAACTTGGTTGATTGGGCGGCATGCCAGGCGGCTGTCGGGGTGATGCTTGATCCGGCCGCACGGTCGGAGGTTGTCACCCTCATCAACGAATACGACGCCGATCCGTGGAACAACGGTGACGATGAGTCGCCGAAGAACGGTAAGGCCCGGTTGAAGGAAGCGGTTGAGCAGGCTCGTGCTACGGCCGGCTCCCATGTCGCTTCCGCTAAGGGCACCGAGTTCCACAAGCTTGGTGAGCTGCACAATCAGGGCAAGTCGCCGCGCATTGTGCAGGATCATTTGAAGCCTCTCTTTGAACACTACAAGGAGGCTGTTGCTCCGTTGGAGTTCATCCAGCAGGAGTTGTTCGTCGCTAACGATGAGTTGCAGAAGGCCGGATCTGTTGACTACATGATCCGTATGCCTAAGGGACTTGTGGTTAAGGTGCCGTGGGTTAAGGGTCCGATTGATTTGTCTGATCGGGTCCTGATTGGTGACCTTAAGACCGGTAAGTGGGATGCGATGTATCCCATGTCTGTGACTACACAGATTGCTGGTTATGCGACGGCCAAGAAGTATGACCAGGAGACGGGTGTGCGTGAGGATTTGCACCCGGATTTGTATGACGGTTTGGGCTTGTTGGTGCATTTCCCGATTGGCCGGCCGGATGCTCGGGTCAAGTTCTATTTGCTGGATACGCGACTTGGTTTGCGTGCAGCGAAGGTTGCTCAGGATATTGAGGAACTGCGTAAAGAGTTCAAACGAACTGGCGCTAAGCCTAAGGAAGTGGTGTTTAAGTGAGTGTCGTCAAGTTTTATCAGGAAGATAGCGGCCGGATTGTCGGCCAGGTCGGCGACTTCGTCGAGTCGGCAGAGTTCGATCCCGAGCTGGGTTTCCGTTCGTTCGAGGACGACCACGATGGGGTTCCGGAGGATGCGCGTCTCCTGATCGCTCTCCCGGAGACTCGTGAGGCCGGCGTCAACTGGGAGGGCCTGGATCGGGTGACCACCGACGGTCATCCGTGGGTGCTAGAAGACAGCGACACCATCGAGAGCCTGACTCGGGACGCGGACTACCAGGCTAAGAAGCTGGCGGCGCACCTGCACTTCCGGGATCTGCTCATCGCCCGTGAAGCGGAGGCTGCGAAGGCCAAGGCCGAGGCTGAGGCCGAGAAGGCGGCTGCCGAGGAAGCCCGACTGGAAGAGCTGGCCGACGTCTACGTCGCGGCCCGCGAGCGCGTTGCCAAGGCGAAGGGTTTCAGTTTCTACGCCGGAGACCGCGCCAACATGAAGGCCGGTATTGCGGCCATTATCGAAGCAGTGGAGGCTAAGTGACAGATGTTCAATCACGGCTGAGGGCCGTGCAGGGTGCTCTCAAGGCACCTAAGGGGCAGTACAACTCGTTCGCCAAGTATCACTATCGGTCGGCGGAAGACATTCTTGAAGCCGCAAAGCCTCTGTGTGTCGAGCATGGCCTTGTGTTGACGGTGTCGGATGAGGTTCGCCTGCTGGCCGATGATGGCGCTGCCCGCTTCTATGTGGTGGCGACCGCGAAGGTGACTGCCGATGATGGCAGCTTCATCCAGGCTACTGGCTTTGCTCGTGAGGGTGACGACAAGAAGGGCATGGACCCGGCGCAGTTGACCGGTGCCACGTCTTCGTATGCCCGCAAGTACGCGCTCAACGGCCTGTTCGCTATCGACGACTCCAAGGATGCCGATACTGACGAGCACGCCACCCAGACCGGGCAGGAGCCCAAGGGCGGTAAGTCCTCGGGCGGGGCGAAGCGGCCGGCCGCGAACAAGTCGACGGCGGCTAAGCCTGACGCGAAGCTGACCGGCTTGAGGGCTAAGGCCAAGAAGGCGCTCTCCGAAAACGAGGTGCCGGTCGATGAGTTTCGCAAGCATCTTGCAACTCTTTCGCCGCTTTGGGCTGGTGTAGACGAAGTTGATGATCCGGCCGCGCTGGAAGGGATCATTGAGTGGGCCAACCAGAAGTAGGCATGTCGTTGCTGCCTGCCCGTGATTGGATTCGCCACGATATGCCTTCCCTTCCGGAGGGTTATACGTGGCGGATTGACTACATACGGGAGAAGCGTGAGGCGCTGATTCGGTTGACGACTCGCATTGGGGCTGGCTCGGCTATCGGGGTGTCCCTTGGTGAGGGTCGGGTGCCTGTTGGTGCGAACACTCCGAACTTGGTTGCGGCTGCTTGCGTCGAGGTTGGTAGGGAGATTTTGGCTGCGGTGTCGCCGCTGGAATTGAGCCTGCCGACCTTGCACGGGTACTCCCCCGGCTTGGGTATGGCTACGTGAGTTTGGATGCGTCCGAATGGGCGCAACTGGCGCGGCGCTTGTGGGTTCTGTCTAAGGAACTTCATGCTGAGCCTTTGGTGTTTGAGCGTTACCCGTATGCGGTTTTTCGTGATCGGAAGAAAAAGTATGACCGTGTGCGGGCTAAGGCTTTGCTTAGGGCTCCTGTCCGTGACCCTAATGATGAGTCGCGGAAGATGAATGCTGATGATCGTGACGCTTGGGTTGAGTCTCAGCCTGAGGTTATGGCGGCGTTCGAGGAGTACATGGTGGCTGAGGTCGCTTACGAGTATTTCAAAGAGACGGTGTGGAATCGGAAGTTGGAGACTGAGATTCTTCGGACACTGTCTGCGGATAAGAGAGCGGAGATGAATGTCACGTGAGTGACCTTGCATTGAGCCTGTTGAGTGAAAGCTTGATCGGCAGGCGAGTTACGTCGGCAACCAATAGCAACCTGACGTTGGATGACGGCACGGTGATCGAGCTGTTCGAGTCCGCGTCGGATTGTTGCGCGCATGCTTCGGGCACGTGGGCTTTGGCTGACGCTGCGGATCTGGATGCTGCGATCACTGGCGTGGTTCTCACGTCGGAGGAGCAGGGCGATTACGACCCGTATACGACGGGTGAGCTTCGGATCATGCACAACCAGAATCCGATTGCGCTCGGTGACCTGTATGCGAGTGCCGGTAATGGCGGCTACTACTACTCGGTGCTGTCGGTGAAGGTGCATCTGCCGAACGGCGGATCGGTGCAGACGGAGTTGATTTCGTCATGAGCTACCAAGAGGACATGCTGGCATGGGCCGTCCATAAGGCTGAGCAGGCCGGCCAGTGGCCTGAGGATGCGGAAGGGATCACTGCTGAGACCGAGCAGGAGACACGCAGTGATGGCTACTGCGACACCTGCTACTACGAATACGAAGTAACGGTCGTCCGGATCAACTACCGGATCGGTAAGGGCCGCGTTCGATCCCTCACGGTCGACTTGGGCTCCATGTCGACCTCGGACGTCATCCAGGACGTGCTTGAGTTCTGCGACGAACTGCGGGCCGCTGGCAAGTGATCGACAAGCTGCTCACTGATATCCACTTTCAGGCGTGCGGCATGGCTGGTGTAGAGACCCCCTTCGGGTCTCGGGAAGTGAGTCTCGCCCACGTGGTTAAGGCCCTCGTGCCGAAGATAGCCACGGGGCGAGACTCCATCCCCTTCCTCGGTTCCCCCGACTGGGCCGAGACGAACGACATGCGGTCTGTTTACGTGGCCGCGCTCTCCTGGGCCTTGCTGGTCATGTTCGTGCAAGACGGCCAACTGGACGCCGAACGGATCGCAAGGTTCTACGCCTCCCAGGGCTGGGACATAACAGAGCTGCCGCTACGCCTACGTTTCGCCGCTGAGGCGATGGAAGGAACGATCTAGCGTGCATTGGATGCTGCGGGCTAAATGTCGCGGCATGGACCCATCCAAGTTCGAGGTCGAGAATCTACCTCCCGGCCGAGAAGACATTGAAGCGGCCCGACTGTGTGCGGGCTGCACGGTAGTTCCCGAATGCGCGGAGGATGCGCTCCGCTCACACAACGTGTCTCGGGCGCTACGGGCCGTGGCCGGCCAACCCGACCCTGAGCCTGGTGACGATATGGTCCCGACTCTTGGTGTGGTTCGCGCCGGCCTGGTCATCGGTATGCCGGAAGGATATGAGTTTGACTTACTTTCGGCCGAGGCCGGAACTTGATTGGCAGCTAGGCGCTAAGTGCCGCGACGATGACCCTAAGAAGTGGGAAGTCGAAAACCTTAACCCACTCTTAGATCGGCGGATTGCTGCCGAGTCGTTGTGCAATGGCTGTTTTGTGCGCGAGGAATGCCACGCTGATGCGTTGCAAACTTTCGACGACTCCACGTATCTGGGGTTTGAGTACGAGTTCGATTCGGAGTACACCACTGCTGGTGTGGTTCGGGCTGGAAGGATCTTCTAATGCCTGCCGTGCGTTCCACGAAAACAACCAAGATCCCAAAGAAGGTTCTGAACGCGCAGTACAAGGCGCGCAAGGATCGTGGGATCGACTCGGTGATGGTGCCAGCAGAACCGGTACGTGAGCATCTTTCCCGTTTGCGTGGGGCCGGTATGTCCTTTAACGCTATCGCGGAGCAGGCTGGTGTTTCGGATGCTGCGCTGCGGATGATCGCTAAGGGCACTCGGGAGCATGTCCACCCTCGTACCGCGCACTTCGTTATGCAGGTCTCCTACATTCCGTCTCGGACCAGGGGGACGCGGCGGATGCCGGTAGCTGGCACTCGTCGCCGGATCGGTGCGCTGATGCGTGCGGGCCATCGCATGCAAGACATTGGCGAAGCGATGGGGACGACGCTGCACACGGTGCGGGAAATCTTCCGTTCCGAGGGAACTAAGGAATCAGTGACCGTCGACACTTACCGTGCTGCGTGCAAAGCGTATGCGCAGTTGTCGATGGTGAAGGGGCCGAGTTCGGTTACGGCTAGTCGCGCGGAGAGGGCGGGTTGGCCGACGGTGTGGGATTGGGAGACCGCCCATATTGATGATCCGGACTCGTGGCCGGCCGAATTGCCTAAGGCTGATGCCCCCGCGAAGGTGGCACGCCGTCAGGGAATCACTTTGCTGGGCATAGGGATGACTCATGCCGAGGTCGCGGCGAAGCTTGGCGTGTCCGAACGATCAGTGAATCGCTGGTCAATCCAAATGAAGGAGGCGGATGACGCAATCCCCGAACAACTTAGTGTCCAATCACACCGACTTGTGGCGTGAGTGGTGGGGCTGGGCGCTTGATGAAGAACGAGAGGCTGGAAGTTATGAAGAGAACCGCTAAGTGGACTGTTGGCGTGGTAGCGGGTTTCCTGCTCCTGCTGGCCCTGGCGGGATGCTCGATGGGCCAGACCGAGCATGAAGGCCCGGAGGACTACAACACCAAGGTTGTGGAACTGCGAGATGGCCGAGAGCTGACCTGCATTGTGTTCGGCTTGGGGCAGGAGCAGATGATGAGCTGCGACTGGGAGAACGCCAAGTGACCTACCTGCTGGCACTCCTATTCCTAGCAGGCATCCTTATCTGCGCTTTCCCGCCGTCACGGTTCATTGTGGCCGTCACCCGCTGGAAGCTCGACGCGCAAGCCGGGATCGAACGCCTCGTGCGGCCCCGGCCGTTCCTGTGGAGGTTCTGGAATCCCACCGTCACGGCGTAAATGCACGGTCTGTAAGAAGCCGGTTCTGGTAGACCAGGGCACCCGGCACCTGTCGTGTTCCGAAGTGTGCGACGTCTGCTTTCATCCGATCCCGTCTACGGACGTGGATGCGTTGAGTTACCGGCATTCGTGGTGCACACCTAAGACCGCTAAGGGCCGGGGTGCTGCGGCTAAGCAGATTGAGCAGTTAGAAGAAGGTTTGATCTAGTGGCCCAATCGTGGAAACACGCCGAAACATCGGCACGCCACTTCGGTGGCAAGCCCGACGACTACATAGCGATCCACGAATGGATCGACCAGTTCAAATCGGTAGTCGGAGACGTCACACACCGCGCCTACCTGCACAACTCGAAAGGCCCGTGGATGGCCCAAGAGGTGTTCGGCCGGACCATCACCAACGCCGAGGGCAAGCAGATCCTTGTCCGCGACATTGCGGAGAACCACATCACGGAGGACATGGGCTGGATACCTTCGCCGGCCGATTGGTCCTCGTGCATGACGTGCAAGGTCTGGATGGGCGGTAAGCGCAACAAGTTCATTGGTCGGGAGGATCTGCTTGAGTCGGCTCTCCCGCACCCTAATAAGTCACGTAAGGAAACGGATGACTAACACGCTTGAGGGCCGCGAGATTCGCGGCGACATTTCGCATTACGGCTCCCAGGGCCTTCCTGAGCAGAAGCCGATCAACGAGCTGCTGATTGCACTCGACACGCTGCTGGCCTTCCCGGAGGTCGAGGCTGTCCGCTGGGAGCAGTACACCCCGTACTTCAACGACGGTGACGCCTGCGAGTTCGGTGTCCGTGAAGCCTCGCTCAAGTTCGCCGACGGCCTTGTCGACCTCAACGACCCGCACATCTACAGCCGCGACGGGTTCGTTGAGGACAGCATGTGGCCTCCGAACTACTGGGACACCCACGCGGACAAGAAGTACAACTGGCGCACCCGCGAGTACGACCCGCTGCCCGAGGGCAAGGCCGAGTCCAACTACCGGGACATGGGTCTCTACGTCGACGGTGTCGAGCGCAAGGACATCCAGGAAGCGCTAGACGCTTTCAGCTCCGCACTCGAGGGCGGCGCTCACGAGCTGGCCCTTAAGAAGCATTTCGGCGATCCCGCTCAGGTCACCGCAACCGCTACTGGGTTCGACGTCGAGTTCTACGACCACGACTGAGAAACGGTGCCGCGCAATCCTCGCTAACCGCTCAGACGGGATCTGCGAACGATGCTGCGCCGCACCCGCCCAATCAGTCCACCACCGCCGTAAACGCGGCCAAGGCGGACCCTGGACCCCCACCAACTGTGTCCACATCTGCGGAGACGGCACACGCGGATGCCACGGCTGGATCGAGGGCCACCCCAACGCCGCACGGGAGGAAGGCTTCCACGTGCGGTCCTACGAAAACGAAGCCGAGGTACCAGTACTCATCTGGGGCAACCTCGTCTACCTAGACGACGAAGGAGGCACAACACGTGTCGACGAACGGTAAAACCCACCTGACCACCCCGGCATTCTCGGTGTACGGCGAAGAGGCATCGGTCCTCGTCCGACCGTCCACTAAGCATGACGGCGGCATCATGCTCAACCAAGCATCGTCGTGGGTTCACCTGGACCCCGGCATGGTCGACGCAGTTCAGGATGCGATCGACCAGCTCACCGGCCGTGAGTGAATGCCCTGGGAAACAATCCCTGGGCTAACCGGCACAGCTAACGCTCTCTACAGCGAAAACCAGTCACTCCTTGAGTGGATGGAGGAGAACGTCGACATAGCCTCCGATGAAGAGATACAGCAAGTCATCGACATGCTTATCCGTGTAGGCAAGAAGATCGACGCACTCGACAATTCGGGGCTAAGGCTTTCCCTGAAATGACGGTCCCCCTTGATAGCTTTTTCACATCGGCTCTTCGGGGGCCGGGGTCGTCTAGCAAACGATGCGGAGCCGTCAGACGGGGATCTCTTGTCGTGCCTCACATAGCCCCGACGTATCAGGCTTGATGTTGTGGCGCACGACGAACTTACTCAGCGATGGCGATAGCGCGGCTCCGCAGGGGAAGCCCCTGGTTGGGGGACTGTAGGGGGCACCTTCCCCTGTGGTGAGCGTTGGAGCTGTCCGGAAAGGAATCTGCCGATTGGTTGACGTTCTCAAGAAGGCGATCGACTCTACGAATCGTCACACTGATGAACAGATACTCGTGGCGGCTCTGACAAACTTCTCCCTGAGGGACGAGGTTAAGGAGCTGGTACCACAGCTCGATGCGTCAGAGTTTTACAACGCCAACTACGGGAAAATATGGGATGCGGCGAACAGTCTCATTGATGAGTCGCGCATTCTGTCCGTCGAGAACCTGCTTAGCAAGCTTAAGGCTGACGCTCCGAAACAGATCCTCGACGACCTAGCCGGTACTCCGGTGCGGCTGATCGAGGTCACGCGGGGCATCGAGATTGTCCGGAACGAGGCGATGAAACGTCGCCTGTTCGAGGCGATGAGGGAATCCGCACAGACAGCCGCGACCGCTGACAGTGTCGGTGAGGCCCTGGACGCCTTCCACACCAACCTGCAACGAATCAATGGCGAAGAGGTAGCTGCCACGTCGGCTGACCTCGGTGAGGCCATTGACGAGTTCTGGCAGGACTTGGACCTCCCGGACGATGAGAAAGAGCCGCCGTTCCCGACTCCCTGGCTTGAGCTGGATGAGCGGATGAATGGTGGGCTTAGGCGTGGCCGTCTCTACATTTGGGGTGGCCGGCCTGGTGAGGGTAAGAGTCTGGCTTGCTGCAACATTTGCGGCTTAGCCGCTGAACGTGGACTTAAAACCATCTATTTCACTGCGGAGATGTCTAAGGGTGAGGTTACGGCGCGGATCTTGTGCGCTGGGGCTCAGGCTGATTACGGGCAGATCACTCGCGGGAACGTGGATGCTGCGAACCGTGCGATCCTGTCGAACTATTCCGATGAAATCAAGGGCGCTGACCTTGAGATTGTGGACAAGCCGTCTATTTCGATCCGGGATATTCGGGCTATGTCTGCGGCTAAGCATCGGTCGACTGGCTTGGACATTGTGTTTGTGGACTACTTGCAGATGATCCAGCCTGACGATAAGTCGATTCCTCGTGAGCAGCAGGTGGCGGGTATCTCGTCATCGCTCAAGGTGTTGGCTCGTCAGTTGAATGTGGCTGTGGTGTGCGCGGTGCAGTTGAACCGTCCTCCTCAGCAGCAGGGTAGGGATCAGATGGGTGGTTCTAAGCCTCGTCCGGGTTTGGAGTCTATTCGTGAGTCTGACCGTATCGGCCAGGATGCTGATGCTGTGATCCTCAATCACTGTCCGAATGGGAACACTCAGGCGGGGGTTGAGATGGAGTTTTGTATGCCGAAGTGCCGTACTGGTCAACCCGGTGTGGTTAAGCGGATCTGGCGGGCGGATCAAGCCCGCATCCAATGATCTGTCAGACGTGCGGTGCGGAGCTTTTGTGGTCTCCGTTCGGCCCTATCACTGAGTGGGGTTACGTCTGTCGGGATGACTACAACCCCACGTATGTGGGTCTGGATAACGAGGGCCTACACGTGGTAGCCCCGTTCACCTTTTAGTCCGTCTACGGGCTTCTCAGGCCGCGCAATCGCGGTTCTGTTTTCTAACCAAGGAGTTACATATATGGCAATGCCGACTATTTCTGGCAGCAATGCAACTGTCTTCGGCGGCAAGGATCAGGAACTTAAGTACGACGTCGGCCAGTACGGTGCCTACGTCCTGTTCAACCTGGGCATGCAGAAGGCCAAGAAGGACCAGTACGGCGAGTGGGAGACGACCGCTAAGACCACCATTAAGGCTGCTGCCTACGGTGAGCTTGCCGAGTTCATTAAGGACAACATTCAGCATCTCGACAAGGTCGACTTCACGGCCGAGATGACGGGTATTGACCTGTGGGAGGGCAAGGACGGCACTCAGGCCAATATCCAGGTGAAGATCCTGACCATTGGTGCCCCGTTCCGTAAGAAGGAAGATTCGGGTTACTGATGAGTCACCCGGTACTTGAGTCTCTGGACTTCGAGGCTCGCTGTGAGTGCGAGTGGGTTCGTCCGGGTGAGACTAAGTCTCGTCGCTGTCACTACGGTTCGCCGGATCACCTGGTGACGTTGGTGACTATCGAGAAGACGGTGGCCCGCCGCGCGGTGTGTGGGGGCTGCTTGGAGCGTTTGGAGTTCGCGGGAAGGCTGGTGGGGACGTGGAGTTCGTCATCGTCGTCAGCGCTGTCATCAGCCTGATTGTTGTGCGCCGTATGGCGCTTCGCCGCCACGGACTCTGAGGAGTGGGAGGGGGTAGCCGACTACTACCGCGTGTTTCTGCGTGAGCGTGGCCGGCCCCCTTCCGTCTCCGAAATATGGGAACACCGCACTTCCCTTAAGTGTGTGCGGGAACAAACCCTTTTGGAAGGAACACTCTTTGAGTGAATTTGACCCTGTAGCGATGCCTAAGCATTACAACGGGTTTTCGTCAGGTGCTCAGCCGATTGATATTGCGCGGGACCTGACGTTCTGCGGCGGCAATATCGTCAAGTATGCGGCCCGGTCGACACGGCTCGATAACGAGCACAACAAGGGTGACCGCGTGGAAGATCTGCGCAAGGTCATCCAGTACGCGGAGTTCGAGATTGCACGCCTTGAGGGTGAGCAGTCCCGACCTAAGCATGTGGACTACGTCCGGCAGATCCTCGACAATCTTCAACCGGGTGAGGTAGTCGTCCTAGACGACGAAGACGTGGCCGGCCCGGACGACGTTGAAGGGCATGAGGACCATGTCCACGTCGCTCCCGGCGAGTACTTCCGCGTCCTCCGCAACAACTTCGACGACAACTGGCTTGCCTACCACCCCGCCAAGGTTGGCACCGTGGTTAAGTCTGTCGTCACCGCAAATGGGGCTCACCGTTTCGAGTACTGCGGAAGCGAGCCTGAACGGACCATCTGGGTTGCCCCGGAGCACTTGGAGCCTTACACCCCGCGAGTCGGTGACAAGATCCGCATTACCCCAGTTGCGGACGACTACCACAGCGTGAAGCGCGGCGCGATCGGTGAAATCGTGAAGGACGCAGACGAAGACGGCGACTACCTCGGATCGTTTGCTGCCACGGACTACGTCGATTACGACATATACGGGTTCACGGCCGAACCGTTCACCCAGTACCTCCGACCCGAAGACTTCGAGCCGGTGCTTGCCCCTTGACCCTGACCGTGTTCGTGCCCGGAGAACCAGCACCACAGGGCAGTAAGAAACACGTCGGCCGGGGAATCATGGTCGAAGCGTCAAAGAAGCTGGCCCCGTGGCGGAAACAAGTCGCTTCCGTCGTGGGGTCGGCCTACACAGGCGAACTAGTGGAAGGCCCCGTATCGGGCAGCCTCACATTCGTCATGCCGAGACCTAAGTACTTGGCTAAGAAAGCTACTCCCCTGCATATCAAGCGTCCGGACGTGGACAAGTTGACCCGCGCTGTGCTGGACGGGATCACCGGCGTCTACCTCAAGGACGACTCTCAGGCGTACAAGCTGCTCGTTGAGAAGCGGACTGCCGAGCTTGATGAAGAACCGGGGGTGCACATAACTCTTAAGGAAACCATCTAAGTGAAGTACTACGGCGGACAAGATCCGTACCCCGTGGCCGAGGATCTTCCGGACAAGTTGGACTACGAGCATCTTCGCGTGTTGTGGCATGCCCGAGAACAGCAGCGCAATGCGGTTGTGGCGTGGATGCAGACAGCGACCGCGCTCCCCGACGAAGTGCACATGGATGAGGACGTAGCCGAGAAGCTGCGCCGCGCCGCGACACGGGAGAAGCTACGGCCCGACGCGGCCGACCTGGCAGACCAGATCCCCGATGTTGTCGGCTGGCTCCGAGCCCGCATGACGATGCGCAGTCAAAGCGTGGACGACGAGGCCGGCTCAAGCTCTTCTAAGCCTGGCTCTAAGCCCCCGTTTCGGTTGGCGTACATGAGCGCTGCCGATCGTGAGGTTGCGGCCCTGGCGTACTGGTGCGCCCATTACGGCATCTATCCGAGCACGCCGATGTGGCGTGTTGATGGGCAGGTTGCCGGGGTGTTCCCGGATCACATGGGCTGCATTAACGAGATGGCTACGGCTTTGACTGCTGCGATCAGGTCGGGGCCTTTGGCTGAGGGGATCTACACCGATCCCGAGTTCGGGTTGTGGGCTGTGCGGTCGTCGCATTATGCGGTGTGGCCTGAGCTGGCAACCATTTTCGAGCCGGAGCTTGTGGCTAAGGCCCTTCCGGAGACTCAGGAGTCATTGTTTTGAAACTGCGTGTCGAGTATGAAATTCCGGAGGATCAGCACGAGCGGGTGCGGTTGCAGGCGAAGCTTTCGGAGCTGGATTCGTTGCTGTCGTGGGTGGAGCCGTGGAAGCGGACTATCAGCCTGATTGACGACAGCCCACTACCGGCTTGCGCGACCGAGATGAAGCGTAGGCACCCGGAGCCGATTTGCGGTAGCTGTCGTGAGCCGATCCAGGCAACCGAATGGTGGGGTTACCACCAACGCTTGCACTCGTACGTGCACCTGAACGCCCCCTGCTGGCACAACCTGTACGGGGAGGACGTCAGCGGCCACACCATGATGCTCGGTTCGGGGGTGCCCGCGTGACATTCCTAGTTGCTATGCGGGGCCTTCCCGGATCAGGCAAGACCACCCGTGCCCGCGAGATAGCTAAGGAGACCGGGGCTGTCGTTGTCGGCCGCGACTTCGAGCGGTTCCAGATGTTTGGGGAGTGGTGGACCGGCAAGAACGAGCATGAAAATGCCGTGACAGTTGCGCTCAACGCTAAGGTCCGGGCGCTGCTTAAGGACGATCAATCCGTGGTCGTCGATAACACCCACGTTCAGCTTCGCCTCCTCAAAGCCTGGGCCAAGATTGCGTCCGAATGTGGAGCCACCTTCCACGTCGAGGACGTCAAGACGCCAGTCGAAACCTGCTTGTACCGGGACATGCAGCGGCAAGCCAACGGCGAGCGCTGGGTTGGTGAAGACGTCATCAACCGGATGGCTAAGCAGATCAATTGGGGGCAGATTAAGCCGGTCCCGCCGATCATTGTTGAGCCTCTGCGCTACCAGGAAACCCCCTGGGACGCCGATGCCGCGATCATTGTCGACATCGACGGCACCCTCGCTCACATGCGGGAGGTCAACGGCACGGTTCGTAGCCCGTACGACTACAGCCGTGTTCACGAGGACGCGGCCGATCCGACCATCGTCAGCATTGTCTACGACTACAAGAACGCGCTGAACGGCACAGTAATCGTCTGCTCTGGCCGGGACGACGACTGCCGAGACGTTACCGAACAGTGGTTGAAGAGCCACAGTATCCCGTTCGACATGCTGCTGATGCGACCAGAGGATGCGCGGGACGCGAACGGCAACAAACTCCCGGACTGGATCGTTAAGTACAACCTGTTCAACGAGCACATTCGCGGCCAGTACGCGATCGACTATGTGCTCGATGACCGCAACCAGGTTGTGAACATGTGGCGAGCGCTCGGGCTTAAGTGCCTGCAAGTTCAGCCGGGAGACTTCTGATGGCCGAACCGAATGTCATCGAACTCAAGTCCGAAAGCGGAAAGGTCATCACCTTCCTGCACCCTTTCGAGCCGGGTGAAGCCGAAATGGTTTTGTCCGAGCTGAAAACACTTCGGGGCGGGTTTGACCAGATGATTGACGACCTCGAAAAGCGGGTCGAGAAGCTGCGCGTGGAAGGGCTCATGGAGCCGAGCGTTGTTGTCTCACTCGATGAATACCGGGCACGTAAGGCCGCTAAGGCGAGTGCTCTTGAACCTAAGGATATTGGTTGATTCTCGACGCACCTAAGAACAATAACTATGCCGTGACCGTTGTGCGTGTCCCGGCTACCTACGATCTGGATGGCTTGGACAACCTGGTGGGTGTCAAGGTGTTCAATTCGCAGATCCTCACTCAGCGTGACGGGGTGGAGCCGGGTGAGCTTCGCCTGTACTTCCCGGCCGAGGTCCAGATTTCGCCCGAGTACGCCGAGTACAACAGCCTGTACAGCGGTGGCGCTGGCCGCAATCGTGACCCGGAAGCCAAGGGCTACCTGGCTAAGAACCGCCGCGTGCGGGCAATCAAGCTGCGCGGTCACCGTTCGGATGCGCTGCTGATGCCGCTCGACTCGCTCAAGTGCTTCACTGGCCGCTACGACTACCTGCAAGAGGGCGACACGTTCGACGTGATCGAGGGTCACGAGGTTGTCCGCAAGTACGAGCTTCCCCGCAATGAGCCCAAGGCCGGCGCAACCAAGCTCGCTAAGGTCCTTAAGCGGGTGGACAAGGCCCTGTTCCCTGAGCATCTGTCGACCGACAACTTCTTCCGCAACTCGCACCTGATCGACGAGAAGCGTGAGGTGGTCATCACCCAGAAGTTGCACGGCACGAGCATCCGTGTCGGCCGTGTTCCGGTTCGCCGCGAGAAGGGCCGCTGGGAACGTTTCCTCAACAGCCTGGGCGCGGCTAGCCCGGACTTTGCTCACGAGCCGGTGTTCGGCTCCCGCAAGGTCATCAAGGAGGCCGACAACAGTCGCCAGAACCACTACTACGGTTCGGACATTTGGACCCGGAAGGGCGCGGAGATTGTCGCGGACATTCCGGACGGCTTCATTGTCTACGGCGAACTGATCGGTTGGACCGAGGACGGTTCGCCGTTGCAGAAGGGCTACACCTACGACGTGCCTAAGGGGCAGTCGGAGTTGTACGTGTACCGGGTTGCGCGGATCGACGTCAACCGGACGCTCACGGATCTGCCTTGGGATGGCGTTAAGCAGTTCTGCAAGGAACGCGGCTGGAAGTATGTTCCGGAGATTTACCGGATTATCCCCGAGGATGAGGTCGACTACGTAGGCGTTGACCTGGATCACCACGTCACGACGCTGATGGACGTGCGTTACGCCGACGAGTTCAGGAACCTTCAAGGGGTTACAGACAAGATGGTCCCCCTTTCGGACGCTAAGACTGTCGATGAAGGTGTGTGCATCCGTCAGGACGCAATTACCCCGGTCATTCTCAAGGCTAAGTCCCCTAAGTTCTTGCAGCACGAGACCAAGCAGCTCGATAAGGGCGAAGTCGACTTGGAGAGCGCAGCCTAGTGCAGAACGGGCAAACGCAGTGTTACGTGGCATTCCCCGGCCACCAATTTGACGTGGAATCCTTGCGCTTCGCATACGACCACCTGATTGGCATGGGAGTTCCGCGCACCCGAAAACTGACCATCGAATCCGTCCCCAAAGTGGGAGACGAGAAGTGCGATGGGATCGCATTTGTGGAGGTAGTTCCGTGACCGTTCACCTGTGGGCGCAAAGCCTCGACGACAAAGAGCTACACCCCGTTCACCCATTCCAGTTCCCTGGCGGCGAATGGCACATCACCCTCGGTGAACCGTTCGACCAGAGCCGCGACTACCAGTGGATCGCCAACGTTCAAGGTGCTAGTGCCGAAGACCTCGTGGTGGCAACCCTGCTAGCGGACATTGCGATGGACCGTGGTGAGGACTCGACACTGCTCATCCCCTACCTGCCTGCTGCACGGGCAGACCGGGGTGTCCCCCTTGGGCTTAGCGTGTACGGCGGCATCATCAACGCCGCATGCTTCACCGAGGTAGTCACGCTCGATGCGCACAACCCTAAGGCTGCGGTGCGGGAAGTGAGTGGGCTCGTCAACCTGTCTCCCACGCCTTTGGTGACCGCGACCATCCAGTATCACGACACGTTCACCGGGGTTATCGCCCCGGACGCGGGTGCTCGTCAACGCGCCGCCGACGTGGCTACCTCACTCGGTGTGCCCCTGGTGGTGGCCGACAAGGAGCGGGACTTCGCCACCGGCCAGATCATGGGCCTGACGGTCCCGGACCTCGACCGGCTGGGTAACTACCTGGTGGTCGATGACATTTGTGACGGCGGCGGCACCTTCATGGCTCTCGCTAGTGCCACGAACCTGCCGCAAGACCGGCTGTCCCTGTGGGTCACGCACGGCATCTTCTCGGGTAACGCGGCCAACCTGCTCAAGCACTACTACAAGGCCGTCTACACCACCGACTCTCACCCCGGTTCGGGGCAGCTCGGCATGTGGACGGTCAAAACCCCCACGTGGGCATACATGTACAGAAAGGTCCAAGCATGACCAAGTTCGCACCCGTAGCAGCGCTCTTCCAGACCGACGCCTACAAGCTCGGGCACGTTCAGCAGTACCAGTTGGCCGGCGAGGTCACTAAGGTCTACTCGAATTACACCAACCGTAAGAGCCGGCTGCCCGGTGTCGACAAGGTTGTGCACTTCGGATTGCAGGCGTTCATCCAGAAGAACCTTGTGGAGGCTTTCGAGCCGTTCTTCGCGGCCGACGAAGACCTGGTGTGCAACCTGTACGAGGAGCGGGTTGAGCAGATCCTTGGCCCGAACACCATCGGGTCGGATCACATTCGGGCATTGCACCGTAAGGGCTATCTGCCGCTGCGGTTCTGCGGCCTGCCGGAAGGCACTGAGGTTCCGATCAAGGTTCCGTCGTTCACGGTCGAGAACACCGAGGATGAGTTCTTCTGGCTGACCAACTACATCGAGACGGCGCTTAGCGCTGGTGTATGGCAGGCATCCACGTCCGCCACGATTGCCCGCCAGTACCGGAAGATCCTCGACGAGGCCGCGCTTAACACTGGCGCTTACCCGTTGGCTGTCGACTTCCAGTGCCACGACTTCTCTTACCGGGGAATGAGTTCCAATGAATCTGCCCAAGCCTCGGGTGCGGCGCACCTCCTATCGTTTAGTGGGACGGACTCTCTGGTCGCTCTCGATTGGATTGACCGCTACTACGGAGGTTCGGATTACGTTGCGGCGTCAGTCCCGGCGACAGAGCACTCCGTCATGTGCACCGGCATTGAAGCCGTCGGAGAGCTTGAGCTCTTTTCGCGCCTACTTGACCTCTACCCGTCGGGAATTGTCTCCGTCGTTTCGGACACCTTCGACCTATGGACGGTCCTGACCGAGTTTCTGCCTGCACTTAAGGACAAGATCCTGGCGCGTGACGGCAAGCTGGTGATCCGTCCGGACTCGGGCGACCCGGAGACCATCATCTGCGGAGACCCGGATGCCGAGGCAGGGTCCGCCGCCTGGTTTGGTGTCGTCCGGCTGCTTCGGATGGCTTTTGGTTGCACCTGGAATGAGGCCGGCTACCGCGAGTTGAACTCGCATGTGGGGGTCATCTACGGCGACTCCATCACCCTCGAACGCGCTAAGAGCATCACGGCGCGACTCGAATCTATGGGTTACGCATCCACCAACGTTGTGTTTGGTGTCGGCTCATACACCTACCAGCACAACACCCGCGACACGTTCGGCTCCGCGATGAAGGCCACATGGGCTGAGGTCGACGGTGACGGCGTCAACCTGCTTAAGGACCCGATCACTGATGACGGCACTAAGAAGTCGGCTACGGGGCGTCTGGCGGTCGTCAACAGCGAGTACGGCGGAGACCTCAAGCTCATCGAACGAGCAACCCCCGAAGCCGAGCAGTGGAGCCTCCTCAAGCCCATCTGGGAAAACGGACAGTTCGTACAGCGAGTTACCTTCGCCGATGTACGGCGCACCCTGGCTAACGCGGGGGCTTGAGTTGGCTGACGGTAGCTGGTGGGCCTTGGAGAATCCGGGCCAATACTCCATCGGGGCAATCAAGCACCACCACATACCTGGCGAAACGATGTATCACTGGGGTTCGGACGCTATTGACTACCTTAGGGTTCCGAAATCCCTGACGCTCATCGAGCTAACCAACGACCGGACAACGACCGCGCTCACCGCCCACACCGACCCGGAAACTAACGAGAGTGTCGTCCTGGCGTACGGCAAAGGGAAGCTTAAAGAGCTAAGCGTCTACCTCGAACAGAAGCCGGACGCTTTCTCGTGGCGGAAGATTCACTAAGGGAGGTCACCTGAACAACAAGCAGCTCGCGCAAGACAACCTCGTCATGCTCGGCGTTGCCGGTTCCCAGCTCTACGGGACACAGCTCGACAACGGCGACAACGACCAAATGGGGGTGGCAATCGAGCCCCCAAGCCACGTCATCGGGCTAAGCCAATTCGAGCAATGGCAGTACCACAGTGCAGGCAACGGCGTCAGGTCCGGAAGCGAAGACCTCGACGTCACCGTGTACTCGCTACGGAAGTGGACCCGGCTAGCGGAACAGGGCAACCCCACCGTTCTGCTGCTCGGGTTCACCCCCGATGAACTTATCCTCAAGGACTCGTTCTGGGGTATGCAGCTCCGCGCCAGCATGGACATGTTTATCTCCCAGCAGGCCGGCTCAAGGTTCCTCGGCTACCTCGACTCCCAGCGGAAGCAGATGCTCGGGCTTACCGGCCGCAAGCACTCCAACCGCCCGGAGTTGGTTGAGCAGTACGGCTACGACACCAAGTTTGCCTACCACGCCGTAAGGCTCGGCATGCAGGGTGTGGAGTACCTGACCACCGGCCACATGGAACTGCCCATGAAGCAGGAGTACCGCGACTACCTCATTGACATTCGGCAGGGCCGGGAGTCGAAAGAGGACGTGGTGACGGTTATCAACCTGTACATCGACTTGCTGCGCAAGCTTAAGCATTCGCCGGATCTGCCGCCTCGGGCTAACCGGGTGGAGATTGATGCGTGGCTTGAGGTCATGTACGAAACGTTCTGGTCGTCGCAGGGGCGGACGCTCCCCCATGTGGCTTGACGAGGATTCTGCGGTCAAGTACGTGGGCAGGTCCCGTAGGACTCTGCGCTGGTGGTACCAGATGGGTTTGGTGCAGCGACGGAAGCACAAAGGGTACTGGCAGTACGAATCCGAAACCCTAGCTGCCGCCAAGGCTAGGCAGGAACACAACTCTGCTACACAGAGGATCGTTCCGGGCCTTGGTGGTGAGCGGGGCCGGCGTGGTTTCAGGCAACGAGCCCACGGCATGGACCCCTTGTTTTGAGGATGGGGGGCGCTGCCAAGTGGTGAGTAATCTTTATGGTGTGAATGGTTGATGAACCGTTTGCATCTTTCCCGTATAGCTTAATTGGCAGAGCGTCCGGTTGTTACCCGGATGGTCCAGGTTCGATTCCTGGTGCGGGAGCTTAGAGTAGATTGTTTCGGCTCCGTTTCGTAGAACACTCAGACGTCAATCCAAACGGGCAGCACTCGAAATCACTTACCCATGTGGGTGTCACTGGTTCATCGTTCGGGTGATCTGGGGCGATAGTTCAGTGGTAGAACGGCGGTCTCCAAAGCCGCTCGCCGGGGTTCGATTCCTCGTCGCCTCGCCGCGCTTGGCTGTGCGCGTAAACAGCTATCTGCCTTAGAAACCGAATTGGCTAGGTGCCTGACTTCCAATCAGGATTTTGCGGGTTCAAGTCCCGTCTAAGGCTCAATGGGACGCCAGAGATAAACGCTGGTGCGGTAGAAGCTGACCCGATTCAGAAACCCGCCGATTCCCGATCACCGATGGCTGCCGGTATATGCAGTTTCTAACTCTCCGTAGCTCAGTTGGTCTTAGAGCAGGGCACTCTTAATGCCCGGGTCGCAGGTTCGAGTCCTGCCGGGGAGACGTAGTGGGAGACGGGGGTTCGATTCCCTCCATGCGCGCTGTAGCTTAATGGTAGAGCACCCACGCTTTGCAAATATGTTCCGGATGGCCCGCTCAAGGGATACGGCGCATAGAGCTAAGAGGTTGTAAGCCCGCAAAGCCCAACCCTTAGTCTCCGCAGGTTCGCCACCGAACTACCTGCGTTATCAAAACCCACGTGAATTGAGGCCGAAGGGCTGGTGGGCCTTAGTTGGAAGGGTGGACCCAAGGGCTTATGGCGGAATTGGCAGACGCGCCGGATTCAAAATCCGGTACTCATTGAGTGTGTGGGTTCGAGTCCCACTAAGCCCACATGGAAAACACTGACATTCACAATCGGTTCGCCTTCCACCCGGCCACCACGGCTGAAAAGAAGGGCGCTCACGGCAGTATCCGCGAGACCATGCTGTCGACCGCGCTCTACGTGAACGCTAACGTTCCGGACGGCCGCGAAAAGTCACTGGCTATCACTGCTCTCGAAGAGGCGATGTTCTGGGCTAACGCGGCCATCGCACGAGTGGTCTAGTGGCAATCGTTCTGGGGGTCGGCGATGTCGACAAGATCACCGATCCCGGACACCTGGAAGCGCTCAGACGCCTCGAAATGATCGCCGCCTACACGCTTGCGGTTGACGATCCGGACTACGAGGCGCGTGACGTGAACGCTATGGCACTTAGCGGTGCGTGGGCGACTCCCGCGTACCAACCATCCGAAATTGGCTCCAAGGCTGGAAAGAAGCTGCGGGCCATGTATTCCAAGAAGTAGGAGAATCCTTTGGGTTTCCGTGATCTGTTTACTCCCCGCACCAAGCGTCAGAAGAAGGCTAAGGGCAAGGGTGAGCAGTTGGGCCGCGCGATCGGCGAACTGAGCGTGAGCGCTCAGGACTTCACCGTATCTCGGCTTGACACCATCACTCCCCGTACCTACGGCAAGAGCCCGGTCTCTTCGGTTCCGGCTGTCAAGACTCGTCCTGCGATCCAGCCTCGGCCGGCCGCTAAGCCTCGTAGCTACGACCGACCCAGTTACTCGGGCTATGACGACAGCTCTGCTGCGATCAGTGCTGCTACTGCTGTTGCGGTGTCGTCCAGCTACTCGTCGCCTTCGTACAGCTCGTGCGATTCCAGCTCGTCTAGCTCGTTCTCGTCCGATGCGGGCTGCTCGTTCTGATGTTTGAAGCCATCATCGCGGCTTTCTTCATCACCCTACTCGTGGGGTTGTTCGTGGGCTTCGTCTACTGGATGCTCAATCCGCCGTCCTGGGTTGGCGGTGGCGGAACCTATAAGGGCGGGTTCGATCTGAGTTCGCCGCAAGGTGTTGCCCTACTGGTGGCCGCAACGTGATAACGACCATCCTCGGCGGGATCGGCGCTATCGCGCTTCTGTATGTGCTCGGTTACATACTCATCGGGGCTTGGTGCCTTTGGAGCCTAGGTCGATGATCTATTGGGTTTGGTCACGTTCCCTCATCTAAACGTGACGCTACTAGGTGATGCTCCAATGGCGGGGCAGCGGGCTGTAACCCCGTGGCGTTATACGCAGGCAGGTTCGATCCCTGTCACCTAGACAATTCACCTTCTTCTACGGGAGACCAACCTAACTCTGCTCCGTCAGGGGGAAGGTGACCTACCACGCGCCACGGACTGTCACACGCTGATGGTCCGTGGCGCTCTTTTTGTCTAAGAGAGGCTAAGCCATTCAAGGCGAACAGCTTGTAGACGGGCGCTGTGTGCGTTCGGAGCTTCTACCCGAACAGTGCTGGTGCAAACACCACCGAAACCTTGAGGAAGTGCAGGTAACAATCCTTGACTGAGCCGAACGATTACACCGAGCATTACGGCTATACCCTCGTCGCTGAGGTTGAAGCGTACGAATGCTATAGCTGGGACAATGCGGGGGTCTTCTACGATCCCGACCACAATGCTTACCGTGTGGCTGCTGATGGCGGTTGTTCGTGTAACTACCCGTGGGATCGGAAGGACACCATTTCTGAGTGCCCGCCTGTTGGTTTGGCTGAGGCTATTCAGCAGTTCCGTAAGGCCGCTAAGGACCTGTTCCATCCGGCTAGTTACGAAACAATCGAGGAAGAGCTTCGGGGCCTACGTGCACACGCCAAGAAGGTTGGTGCCCGCCCGTGACCCATCTCGAAACTAAGGCCACCTACAACGATCCCGATGGCGAGTTCGAGGATGACCTCCGCTTGGAGCTGCTTAACAAGTATCTCCTGCAAGGATACGACTCTACCCAACTCTACTTCGAGGATTTCACCGGCCATTTCATCAATGGCGTGTTTACGCGGACTGATAACCCGGAGTCTGGGTTCACGGTCATTAAGGTGTCGCTGATCCCATGAAGCCTGTAACACCTAAGGTCCAGCTCGTCGGTCTCACTGAGGCGTTCATTCCTGACATCATGGAACCGGACGACCGCGAGGTTTCGCACTTCCATCCTCAGCACTTGATGGAGTTTGCCGGCCGAAACTGCTACCAGTCATTCCACAAGCCCAACGAGGCAACCCAGTCCAATCGGGACTACATCACCAACATTCTCAAGCAGAAACACTACTCCGTGCTTGAGCATGCTTCGGCGTCGTTCTATCTGACTGGTGTGTCTCGGAACTTCACGCACGAGCTGGTGCGTCACCGGCACATGTCGTTCTCGGAGCTGTCGGGCCGCTACGTCGACCCGGTCATCGCGGAGCTGGGGTATGTGGTTCCGCCTAACGGCGAGAACGCCGACGGGCTGAGCGAAGTATTCGACAAGGCGAGCTTCGAGTACTCCCACGAGATTGTGGAGCAGGGCATCAAGCGCGTACGGGGCAAGAAGGCTCGGGAAGCTGCCCGCGCTGTGCTCCCCGGTTCCCTGGAAACCCGCATCGTTGTAACCGCCAACGTTCGCTCCTGGATGGAGTTTGTGTCTAAGCGTGACCATCCGGCCGCTGACGCCGAGATGCAGCGGGTTGCCGCAACGATCTTTGAACAGCTCAGGTTGTACTTCCCGGCTGTGTTTGAGCAGCGCGAGTTGTGGGACGACCAGTGGTCGCAGGAGGCCCCCAAGAATGTCTAACAACATTGCGGCTAAGAAAACCGTTACCGAGGAAGTTCGGATCGACACGAACAATTTCCTGCTGACTCTGGATGAGGTTGAGGCGTTCGTCAACGAGGCTAAGTCTCGGGACTTTCCCGGCGATAGCACAGTCCACATGAGCTGTTTCGGCGGGCAGTATATGTCCGTCCAGCGCGGGAGGGTTTCATCCTTTTGAGTCAAGCGGACCTAAAGAAGATCGCCGCCCGGTTGGCTGAACAGCAGCTAGAAGCCACCGAGTTTTGTTGGGTCTACGAGGATGAAGAATGCGAAGACCTCGACTACGAAGACCAGGTGGCAATCTTCCACATGATTATGGCGGCGCGGGTGCAAATTGGCTGAGCTTACTAACTGGTTGGGCCAGTACTTCTACCCCGGCGTAGCTGTCTGTCGCGGCGCACGAGACGGCAATACGTCCACCTTCAAGATCGGAGTGGTGCAGAAGGTTACCGGCACCAAAGTGTCCGTCAAGTGGATGTTTGAGCCGAACTACGCCTACAAGATCCGCGAGGGCGAGCCGGTCTACCAGTCCGTGAAATCGACAGGAGCTAGCGAAGTGGACACGCTGTTCACACTCGATGACGGCTCGATCGCCCACCCCGAAATAACTAAGGCACTCGATGCCGAGATTGCGAGGGTCCTCAGTAAGTGACGTTCGATGCCATTAACTGGAACGAGATTCCCGACGAGACAGACCTAATCGTCTGGAACAAACTGGTCGAACAGTTTTGGGTACCTGAGCGAATCCCGATCAGTAACGATCAGCAGTCGTGGGCGCTACTTACTGAGCAAGAGCAGCTACTCACTATGCGTGTGTTCACCGGCCTAACCCTGCTGGACACCATTCAGGGCACTGTCGGCGCGGTCTCGATGATCCCGGACGCGCGCACCCAGCATGAGGAAGCGGTGTACACAAACATCGCGTTCATGGAGTCGGTGCACGCTAAGAGCTATTCGCAGATCTTCTCCACGCTGTGTTCTAGCCGCGAGATTCAAGACGCCTTCCGGTGGTCCCGCGAGAACGAGTACTTGCAGCGTAAAGCTGAGATTGTTCTTAGCTACTACGACGGTAACGATCCGCTTAAGAAGAAGATCGCTTCCACCCTGTTGGAATCGTTCCTGTTCTACTCGGGCTTCTTTTGGCCGCTGTATCTGTCTGCCCGCTCTAAGCTGAGTAATACGGCTGATGTTATCCGCCTGATTATTCGTGATGAGGCTGTGCACGGCTACTACATTGGGCTCAAGTTTCAGCAGGGCTACAACGATGCTTCTCCTGAGCGTCAGGCCGAGTTGCACGAGTTCACGTTTGAGCTGCTGTATGACTTGTTCGAGAATGAAAGCAAGTACACCCACCACCTGTATGACGAGGTTGGGTTGGCCGAAGAGGTCAAGGTCTTTCTTAAGTACAACGCTAACAAGGCGTTGATGAACTTGGGGTTTGATGCGATGTTCCCCAAGGACGATACCCAGGTTGATCCGGCGATTATGTCGGCGCTGTCCCCGAGTAGTGGGGAAAACCATGACTTCTTTAGTGGTGCGGGTTCGTCTTACCTCATCGCTAAGTCTGAAATCACTGTTGATGAGGACTGGTCGTTCTAGCTAGGAGTCATATGGGTAATACAACGTTGCTGTCTCAGCCGGGTTGCGGGTCATGCGTGTTCGTCAAGCGGGCATTCAGTGAGAAGAACGTCCCGCTTGAGGTCGTGAACATTCGGGTTGATGCTGATGCGTTCGGATGGATGCAGGAGCGTGAGCTTAAGAGCACCCCGGTTCTCATTTACGAGGACGGCACGTTCACGCAGAACACTGAGGAGATGTACCAGTACGCGGAAGCCAATAAGCAGTGACCGCGTGCGTTGTCGGCCAAAAGCTCGATAACGACGACAAGGCCGCACTCCCCGAACTGTTGAAGCGCTACAAGCGCAATTTCCTACACGCCACCCTCGTGCGGGCTAACGGCGGTGTCCAGCCCTTCGGGCTTACCGCTTTCAAGGACCATCTGAACGAAAGGTGCGTGTGCTATGGGCGTATTGGCAGCGCTGCTTAGTCAACCGACTGCACCTGAGCCGGCCCCGGCTCGGGAAACAATCACGGTCGACCAATCGGGCAACTACTCGAAGTCATTTTATACGGACCCGCATGATGACTTTTACATGCCCGCTAATCGTAAGGAGCTGCACAATGTTCTCGACGTACCTGACGGCTATGCGATTACGGGTGACGTCACTTATCGCAATCGTGAGCTTGTCAACGGCGGCAGTGTTACCGCTTTCACCTACAAGTTCCGAGAAGTACCCAAGCCCCTCGACATTGACGACCTGGCCGAGCGGGTAGCTAAGGCTCCCCCTGCTAACCCCATCCACGGGGCCGGCCCACACTGGTTCGTCTTCCAGGCCGGCGACTTGCAGCTAGGCAAGATCGCCCGCGACGGCTCTACCGAGCAGATCGTGGAAACCTACATGCAGTCCGTTCGGGCTGCTGTGGTCGAGTACGAAAGCCTGTCCGACGAGTTCGGCGTTTCCGGCGTCCAGTTGTCCTTCCCTGGCGATTGCATGGAAGGTGTGGTGTCTCAGGGTGGCCGCAACATTTGGCTCACTCAGGAGACGATTACGGAGCAAACGCGGATCTTCCGGCGTCTGCTGCTGTGGACGGTCGACCAGTTCGCTCCGATCGCTAACCACGTGTACGTCGATGTGGTCAACGGCAACCACGATGAGGCTAACCGTCAGGTGAACACGAAGCCTGGCGATGGTTGGGCTACCGAGTGCGCTATCGCCTTGTCGGATGCGATGGAACTTAACCCGGAGGCTTACGGGCACGTTGAGGTTCGGGTGCCTGATTCGTGGTGCGGTCACATGACTGTGCCGGTTGGGGATTCTCTGGTCACGGTGGCTCACGGTCACCAGTGGCGGCGCGGTAAAGGCATGGGGTGGTGGGCTGAGCAAGCCCTTAACTTGCAGTCCCCGACTACTTCGGGTGTTTTGCAGCACGGACATATTCACACCTACGAAATCGAGACTACGCGGGACCGCACTCGTATTTCGTCGCCCACATTCGATACCGGCTCCGATTGGTTTAGGGAGATTCACGGTGGCGATTCTAAGCTGGGCGGTTTGGTGTACCTGTTGCGGTCCAATGAGATATCGAGAGTGAGTTTGGTATGAGTAGGAACGTTCGTAAGCCTGTAGTTGCCGATGAGCCTCTTGCGGCTAAGATCCTCGCGGGGATTCTTGTCGGCCTGTTCGTTATCGCGCTATTTGTTGGTGCGTTTGCGCTTCAAGTGTGGCTTATCATGCTGATTGTTGGCGCTCTCGGCTATGCGGTCGGGTTCTTCAAGGTTGCGTTGATTATGCTGCTGGTCAATCTTGCTTTGTCGGCTCTGGGTACTGCGGGTCGCCGTTGAGGTATCGCAAGAAGCCTGTCGAGGTTGACGCGCAACAGTGGAATGGTCGCAACTATCTGACGGTCGACAATTTCACCGAGGGCCAGTTCCTTAAAGCCAACAATGACGACCCCGATAAGGGGCCGACCGCCCATGTCTACGACAGGCTGCACGCGAGTTGGGTTGGGGTTATGACCGGCGACTTCATTATCCGGGGAATCCAAGGCGAATACTACCCGTGTAACGCGGACGTCTTCGAGGAGACCTACGAGGTGGTTCCGTGATCTGCACACTCAACGTTGTTGATGACTCCGAGCTAACGCCAGACGGTAACGGCAGGTACTCGACAGTTGTGCCCATCGACGGCAGGCTAGCCGCAGAACTGTTTGAGTTCCCGGACGCCCCCCTGATGGCTTTCGAGATGGTCGGAAACCTACGGCACGTGTACATGCTGGATACCTTCATGGTGTTCAAAGATGAGGCCCACGTCGCTCAGATGCGGGTAACGTTTAAGCGGTTCCTTAGCGGGGAGGTTTCCCCATGAGGATCATTCTGTGTCGCGGCATCGGCGAACCTGCCAGCTCCCCCATGCTGCGCACCGTCACCACCGAGATATTGAAGCTCGGTTATGTGCCCGAGGTTGTCAACCTGCCGTGGAAGGCCCAATACGGGCCGGTCCCCGATCCGCTGGGCGATGACTTCCACGATGCGCTGGCCCACGGTAAGGAGCTGCTGCGCCGGGAGCTGGACCTGGGGCCGGCTGTGGTCCTCGGCTACTCCGGGGGCGCTCAGCTAGCAGGCGACTTCGTCGTTGACATCGGCCACCACAACTTGCGCGCGCTTGGCCTGGTCGCAGATCCGGGACAACCTAAGGGCGCTACCGGCAACTACAACCGTTGGGGCATCACCGGGCCGCGTATCCCGTTCGGTACGCCTACCGCGTGGATCGCAGACCCCAATGACGGCATCCCCTTGTGTCCCGCTAACTCCCCGCTTAGGACGTTGGCAGATCAGTCGGAGAAGTTCAGCCTGATTGATCCTGTCGCTTGGGGGTTTGAACTGTGGCTCAAGCTTGTGCGCGGCGACTTCCAGAAGGTTGATGCCTTCAAGCAGTTCACCGAGGGTGAATGGTGGGAAACTGCCGACTTGCTGCACGGCTACGTTTTCGGCCGGGACCACACGAGCTATGGCACCCGTATTGATCCGCGTACCGGGAACACGTATTCGCGGGATCTGGCTGAGTGGGTGGTGAAGTTCCTGTGACGTTCTCTATTCGCCTGTTTGGGCGGGAGCTGCTGTCGTTCTCGTTTAGCGAGCCCGAGGCTGCTAGCGAGGAGGTCTTGGACCTTAGCTCTGGCACCATGAACTTCGGGTTTGCTTCGCCTATCGAGTTTGAGGATAAGCGTGCCAAAACATTCTAAGCCGGTAGAAGTTGACGATCGTGGGCTGCCTTATCTGGATCACACGACTATCGAGATATTTGGTGACCGGCAGTCCGGTAAGACAGAGGCTCTGTGCAGGTACGCATTCTTTGACCTGGTACTTGAGCGGCGGCGTGTGCTGTATGCCGGTTGGACTCACGCGATGGTGCAGGAACGTATTCGGGCTATCTGGGATTACATTCAGTTGTCACCTGATGCGGGCGACTGGAAGATGTATAACAGCTCATCGCGGCGCGAAATTTGGAACACTAAGACTGACGCGGTCCTGTTCTTCACGTCCTACAATTCGCCAGGCCGGCCGATTTGCGTAGACACCTTCCTGATGGATGACGTCAACCTGCTCATCGAGAACAAGGGCCGACAGAAGTATGAGGACATGCTCATTTCTGCCCGCTTCACGTTGTTGAAGTCAGCTAATCCGAAGTTGGTGGTGACCTCATGCGGCTGATTGTTGGTACTTACCGTAAACGCGCCTACATCGAGCGCGCGCTTAGCTCCATCGACAAGCATCTTAAGGGCATCACGGATATTGCTTTCGTCGATGACTCCGGGGATGCGGAGCATTCCGAATGGTTGCGTCAGTACGGGCATGTGGTCGAGACCGGTAAGCGGGGCTACAACGCGGCCATGAACGCCGTGTGTGAGACCGCTCAGGGCCAAGAGTTCATGTTCTGGGAAGAGGACTTCACCATGCTTGAGCCGGTGAACCTCACCCACATGTCCGAGATCCTGTTTCACCGCCCCTACTTGGCTCAGATCGCGCTACTTCGGGGGCCTTGGTTCGACGTCGAGCACGAGAACGGCGGGCTACTTGAGGCCCTAGTGGCTAACGGGCACAAGGTCGAGCTGGTCGATGGTGTGCATGAGCAGACCGCAACGTTTACCTGCAACCCGTCTGTGTGGCGCGGGAGCGTGTCGGCAGCGGGTTGGCCGGCTGGCCGCTGGTCGGAGGAAAGGAAACGCGATGAGCTGCTAAGGCAGGGTTATCGGTTCGGGTTTATGGAAGGGGTGAAGGTTGACCACGACGGAGAACGTACCGGCCACGACTACTGAGCTTGCAGAGCTTAAGGCCGGCCTAGAGGACGGGCACGAGGTTTGGTCCGCTGGGGACGAGATTGAGCTTGAATCCGGGAACGTCTACAAGTGCGTTAGCCACAAGCAGGTCGATAGTCGCCGCTGGGTTAGCGTCCATTACGTCATCATGGAATCGCCTACAGGCCGTTTCTATCGCTATGTCGAGGAACAACCCCTGACCGAATACCAGGAAGCGAGCGGTATCGACGTAAGCACGCTTCGAGAGGTATTCGCTAAGGAGAAAACGATCAGGGTGTGGGTGGAGCGCTGATGGAGGTTTGCATCCCTTGGCGGGCAACCCCCGAACGCAAACCGGCATTCGCGCGGGTAACCGACTTCTGGCTACACCACGACTTCGACCTAATAACCTGCGACAGTGACCGACGGTCCAAATCGTTCTCGATCACCCAAGCCCGAAACAAGGCTGTAAACGCCTCCAAGGGTGACGTGGTGGTACTTGCTGACGCGGACACCATTGTCGACATTGCGGCCGTCAGGGAGGCAATCAGCACGGTTAAACCGGGAGAAGTGATCTACCCGTTCGCTACTTACCGGCATATCCCCGGCGATACCGTCTCAGACAGCGACTTGCATGCTGCGCCGGTCGAGCAGGAATACCGCAACAGCGTTGGCGGCATCATGGTCACCCTAAAGGACACCTACTGGGAGCTTGGGGGCATGGATGAACGATTCGAGCCTAGGTGGGGCTACGAGGATTCGGCATTCAAGCTAGCCGCCGAAACGTTGGGCACTGTCCGACGCCTCCCCGGCACTATCTACTCGTTCAACCATCCGGCCGACCGTGACCTTAGCTACGACAATCCAAACCGTCACCGGTTCGACCTGTACCGGGCATGCGCGGGTAAGCCGAATCTGATGCGAGAGTTGGTCAAGCGTTGACGCTAAGCATTTGCGTACTTGCGGTGCCAAGTAGGTTGCAGCAGGCTCAAGCCTTGAGCGATCAGCTTGAATCTCACCTACTGATTGATAGCACGTGCCAGGCGTCGACAGCGCATGCCTTAGCTTGGGAGTGCGCGGCAGAGTATATGGAGGCTGACGATTGGGTTGGCGTAGTTGAGGATGACGCGATACTTGCCGATGGGGCGACCAGGGTCGACATAGAGGCGATGCTTAACGCCTCCCCTACGGACATTGTGTCCGGCTACCTAGGTCGAGCTAGGCCGGCCGATGCCCAACCCCTCATCGACCAGGCCCTTAAGCACGACCCGCATTACCTCGTTACTTACCGGCTACTTCACCACGTGGCAGTGTTCACGCGGGCTAAGCATGCTGCCGATATCGCCAGCTACCTGCGGAAGTACTCCAAGTTCCCGTGCGACGAGGCGCTAGGGCTATGGGCTCAATCCGCGGGCCTACCGATCGCCTACAGCGTGCCGTCACAGTTCGACCACATGGACTCCGAGCCCGTGATCTTAGGCCGCACCGTAACCGGTAACCCCCAAGAGCCACGGATCGCATGGGTGTTTGGAGACCGGGACGACTGGGACCAGGAACGGACACAGTTGCTCGACCAGCCAACCGTGAACCGGTACGGAAAACGATTCCCTGCCGCGCGGCGTCCAGCACGGCCCGCATAACAGCCAAGCTACGGGTAGCGAACACGCCGGCCGGGGCATCCACGGGTGCCGGTTCGTACCAGTGAGCGAAATGCTCCCGCTCCGCGCGCTCCCAGTGCTCGGCTACGGCCAGCTCCTCGGCACGCCGTGCGCGCCACTCAGCGGCCACAGCAGCCACCACAGACTTGTAGGTGACGCGGGGCTCAATCTCCCGGTAGTACTCGCGCTCCTCGGTCTCGTAGCCGATGCACCACGATTCCATCCGGGCTATCTGAATTTCACGAAGAGCGGCGTACGTCGCCTTGCATTCTTCAATGAACGGGTTTGCCATAAGGCAAGTGTAGCGCATGCTACGTAGGGAGTCAAATGGGTATTCACAAGGGAAGATCCGGCAGGCCGTACCGGACCAAACGTGCACGCTACAGGCGTAAGTGTGCTGCGGAGAAGCGGCCATGTTCGCTATGCGGTAAGCCAATCGACTACACGCTAACCGGTAAGCATCCGATGGCTTGGACGTTGGAACACATCATCCCGGTATCGGAGCTTAAGCGGATAGACCCCAACCATCGCCTGCTTGAAGCGGAATCCAATTTTGAGGCCGCTCACATGCTCTGTAACCAACGTAAACAGGATGGCGGTTACCGGGCCAAGGGTGGTGCGGGTCCTGCGCCTGCTGCTAGCTCTCGGCGGTGGACATGAGGCAGCATCTCACCGCTAAACGCGGCTGGATCACGCTAGGGCTTGGCGTGCTGGCCTATGAGATTGCGGCACCTGAGGGGGAACTACTCTCTGAGGGTGTCGACCGGGCTTTGCTTAGTAACCGTAAGTCTGTGCGGGCTACGGCTTGGGCAGGGATCACGGTTACCGCTCTGCACCTGCTTAACGTGCTACCGGTGTGGTGCGATCCTTATGCTTTGCTTGCTCGTATCCGGATCTAAACAGCAATAACCCCCTCTGGGCTACCAGTAATGGCAGCTCGGAGGGGGTTATTTTGCGTTCTAAGGGTGTTTACCCTTCGGCCGGCTCTTCGGGAGTTTCGGGGCCTTCCACAGGAGGCTCTTCGGTGGGCTCCTCTTCGGCCGGGGGCTCCTCTTCGGGCTTGGGGAGTCGCCAGAACTTGGGGGCTTCCGGCTCTGCCTCGTCAGCTAGCGGGGTGCCAGTTGCGGGCAAGCCTCCGGGGCCTTGGGGCATGGTGGGCGGGCAGGGTGCGAACTTGCCGCCACCGACCGAAATTTGGCACTTGGGCTTGGGTGCCGCGTCTGCGGGTCCGGCGACTGCTGCTACTCCGAGCAGGCCCCCGAGGCCGATCAGGACCGCGATTGCGGCGCGAAAAACGTTGGTACGGAACATGATTAGTCCCCCTTCTTGTTAGTGAAACGTGTTGAGTTTACTAGATGTTTACTTGGAGTTGGGTTGAAATTTGAGACTAGTTAGCCGACTTCCATCCGTCCTGGTAGCCGCTGGCGTAGTCGTGGGCCTCATGACTCCACCCGTCCCAGGCTTTACCGCGTGGCGTGGTGCCCGTGTACTCGGACGGCACCGATACCGCGCCGGGGGCAGGCTTGCCCTTGTTCCATTCGAGCGCGCCGTTCTTCTTGCCCAGCGCGAATCCCTTATCGTAGGGGGTCGTGGTGTCTTGCATGGCGGTTAGCTCCCGTGCGTTGTTCTTGCTGACTCCTTGAGTGTAGCAGCCGCTACGCTTGCTTTGCAAGCCTCCTCGGCATTCATGTCGAAACAATCTGCTGACGCGCGCTCCTCGCTGCCGTAGACCAGAAACTCGTCCCAGTCCCCGTAGGCCCTGCCATTACTCCAAATGTACTGACGTTGGAGCGACCAGCGATCGGGGCCGGGGATCTTCTTAGCGCGCAGGACTACCCGGTACACATATCGGCTAGCTTGCGTCATCGCCGGTTAAACTCCCGATACTTAGCCCGATACTCGCGGGCATCACGGCGAATCTGCCGACGGCTACGGGTCTCCATCATGAGCAGCACATCACCCGACGGCTTAGCCTTAGGCTTCGGAGTTGCGAGCCTCATGCTCAAACCCATAACCAGCACGGTTACTACCAGAACTCCTACGCCTATCATTTACAAACCCTTGTCTGCTTCGGCTAGCCACCGGTTAATGGTGGTCCGCGCTACCCCGGTTGTCTCGAAAACGTCTTGACGGGTCATCCCCGCCTTGATAGCTGCCACGACGGCACGCTTAAGCTGTCGGTCTGCCTCGTTCTTGGCTGCCTCCGCTTCGTTCTTAGCGTTCGTTGCATCCGCGAGGTCTTGTGTGATGGCGGTCATGTTTCCGCTACTGTCCATAGCGGTGACGTTACTCCACCAACCCGTACGGTCGTCTCCTGTCCGCTCATTCTCCTAACCCCTTTACTTGGCTACTTAGCTCATCCGTTGGACACGGCACCTAGAGACCCCCTCAGATCGCTAGGTGCCATGCTCAGCGACTAGCTGAGTCCCGCGAGCCGGTCACGGCCTTCCTGGACGTTCAACTCTTCCAGTTCCTCCGTGATTAGCTCGACAAAATCGACGCTACTTAGGTCCGCGTCACGAATTTCCGACCATGCCGCGCCGTCGTCACCCAAGGCCCGCGCGTACTCCTGTAGCTCGGTTGTGTCCTGCTTGAGCCGTGCAGCGGCCTTGTCCACGTCGTTCCACGTGTTGTCGTCCTCGTCCCACCAAGCAATGCTCACCGCGCCCATGTACTTGCTGTAGGCCCCCTGCTCGTTCGCCAGGTTCATGCGGACGCCGTTGGTGTCACCGTGGGCCTGGTTGTATCCGGTCATCTCGTTAGCTCCCTAAGTCTCGTAAGTGTTCGGCTACTTGGTGTTGACTGCCCAGAGCAGGGCTGCACCTAGCTTGCAGTCGACGGGCACCCGGTTGCCCCGGTCTGCCGTGATGACGTCCCCCTCAACGTCCCAGTAGCGTCCGTCTGCCGCCGTGATCCGGTAGCCACCGCCGTGGGGCTCAACCTTAAGGGTCTCGTGCCAGGGGGTGAACGCGACGTGTGGTGTTTCAGCCGGCTGGTTGGCGGTGGGCATCCCGGTGGTCTCGATCATTGTGGTTAGCTCCCTACTTAAGTCTTAGTGGATTAGTCGGTTTGTGCGGCGTCGCGTGCCGCGAGTAGATCCGCGTGCCGTTGTGCGACAGTGTCGAGGTTTGCGTTAGCTAGCCCCCACATGACGGTGTGTGTCACGTCGCCGGCCAGTCGCTCAATCTTGGAGCGTTCGGCTTCCCGCTCAACCTCATCGGCTACGCGGCGCAAGTGTTCGGCTACTTGCTTAGCCCCGTCCCGCACCGACTGTTCTAGGTATGCCAGGTAGTTGAAGTCTCGGCTCTCACTCATCGTTAGATCCTTACTTGAGGTAGTTTCGGACAGCGTCGGCCAGCACGTCCCCCGCGCTTGCTAGCTCTTCGTTAGCGTTCGCTATCGAATCGTCCCACTCTTCCCAACCGCACTTCGGTTCGCCGCCGTTGGGGGCCTCGTTAGCCGCGATGAACGCGCGCTTACGGTCGTCCGCGTCATCCCAAGCCGCGAGCGCTTCCCTCGGGCCTGGTCGCCACGCCTTACTGTCCATTGCCTAGCCCCTTTACTTGGATGCTTACTTGAGTGCCCCGGTGGGGAATCGAACCCCACTCCCGTTGTGACCGCGTGACCGTCCGGGGCTGCCTTGCTTACTTGACGTAGCTGATGGTCGGCTTGATGAGGCTCACCCCCGCACGCTTGGTTCGCTTGGTGAGGTTGACCGGCTTGGTGAGGTTGACGCGCATTGTGGTTAGCTCCCTTGTTGGTGTTTCTCTTGATTACTCTGTAATCGTAGCATGCGCTACGGTGATCTGTCCAGTCTTGTTTTCCGACCAGTATCCGGTCTCACTCACTGCAACCAGTGTGTAGTCCGCGCCGTCGCCGTTGCCGACCTTGAGCACGCGGCCGAACGTCTCATCGTCCTGCTCTGTGATGGTCCGACCGTCAGCGATGGACTCCGCGTAGTCGTGCGCGTTGTCTGCCTTGACAGTGCGAGCATGCCAGCCGCCCGTCTCGTAAAAGGTGATTGTCTCGATCAACATGGCAATAGCGTAGCACGCGCTACGTTGTGAGCGCAACTATTTCCCTACTTCCCAGCTCACACCCCATAAATTTGCCTACTTCGGCCGGCCACAATCGCCTACTTGGCCCAATAAATTCCCTACTTACTCGCTACTTCGTGCGCGCACCCGCACCCGCACACGCGCGCCTGGACACCCCCACGGGGCACACGAGGCCCCACCCCGGCAGGCCCCACCACACACCCTGCCAGCACAAACAGGCGTAGCACACGCTACGCGCAACGCTAAGCGAACACACCCCCACCCCTAGCCAACCACACTCGCACACCCCCGAAAGCCTGCTAGCGGCCAAATCAGGCCCCCTAAACGCTAAGCCCAAGCCCACCCCGCTAAGCGATAACGCGCAACGCAAAAAGGCCCCCACCCCACAAGGGGCAGGGGCCTAGGAGCCTAGGGGCTTAACGTCCAGTGAGTTTGTCCAGAACAGGCGTGACAATGTCCCGCTTAGCGTCGTCATCTTCAACCAACCGGGGCAGGATAAACGCACCGTCAGGGTACTGATTCGGTCGGGCCTTAGCCCCCGAACCGTGCACACCATACCAACCGAACGTCCCGAACTTATGCCCAACGTGTTCGGGCAGGGTGTGAAACAAGGGAAACATGATGCCACGGCAGAAACCAGCACGGGTGACAGCGTAAGCAATCACACCCGGATCTAGATACTCACCCGCTGCCTTAATGCGCACCCGGATAGTCAACACGTCAGAATCACTCTTGCCCGTGCACGTGAGGTCTGCCCACACTTCAGATTGCATGCCCATAGCGTCAACCGACAACAACAGTCGCATAATCTGACGTCCGTATGCCGTGACACTGTCAGCTTCAATCGACGCCGCTAGACCAGCCTGCACAACAATCGGGACAACGGTTTGTGTAGTCGGGGCCATAACGTCAGTGAGCATGCATTCCGGTTCGCCCGACAGGAAGGCCCCAACGTCGACAGTGTGGCCGCTAACGTCCCACACAGTAGCGAACGCGGGTGACTCATCCTGTACCCGTGCCACAAAGTCACTAGCGTCTTCGGCCGCGCGGATACCCTCATCCGGCAGGCCCACAAGCATTGACGTAACGGCGTCCTGGACACTGTCCGCACCAAACCACTCATTAAGGTAGCCGCTCATCTCACGTTCAAAGTAGCTAGCGGTAGCCTTGTCCGTTGCCATGAGGTTATCTAGAACGTTCGCCACTTCGGTCACAGACTCGAATGTCAGTACGTGGTGCCTGCCGTTGCGCGTGTAGCTCATCGTGGGGCCTTTCGTGAGGGGGTGTGTAGATCTAACGTAGCATGCGCTACGTGCGGAGCACAAGGGGGGCCTAAACCGTAGCCTAGGCCCCCGGCAGGCTAAGCAGAAACCTTAGCCCACACGGTGTCATCTGCACCTTTGCGCACCCGCATGTCGATAGCCTCATCCCACGAGAAACCGGCCGACAGCATTTCACACATTGCCTTGCTGGCACGGGGGCTCACAACCATGTCAGAACCGGTAGACGCAATGTTTACCCGAACCTTTGCGACAAACTCAATCACACGGGTAACCGTTTCGGAGTCGGCGACAGCCGTGCACATGGCATGCTCAACCGTTTCATCCAACTCAACCTTTACGAAAGTGAACCGGTCACTAACGGCAGCGTCCATCTTTGCGCGCGCGTTGTACTGCCGATTAGCCCCCATGAGGTTGGTATTGCCAGCCCCCACAAACCGGAAGTCGGGGTGACGCTTGACCATACCGTCAGGGAAGGCGCAGAAACCGTTAGCCAAGGCCCCGTTAAGGGTTACCAGTACGGCAGGGTTACAACTGTCCATCTCATCCGCGAGAAACACGCCACCATGTTCGTAGCGGTCCCGGAACGTGGTTGTGACGTACGCGCCGCTGGCAGACATGAAACCAACCAACAACGATTGCGGAGTCTGTGGGCCGAAAGACAAGGCCCCGAACTCGACACCAAGTAGCTCAGCCGCTTGCACTGCCAGCGTGCTTTTACCGGTACCGGCAGGCCCATACAGGTACACGTCCTGTTCAATCATGAGCAGGCGTGCCAGTGTGTCCAGCTTGGGGTGTGCACCCTCGACAGTGCGCGTAGCCTCATCCGCGCTAGCGGGCTGGTAGACCACCTTAGTCGGGGCAACAATGCCACGAGTGACATCTTCAGCTACCTCACGCGCGATAGCTTCAACCTGGTCCCTGTCGATAGCGGGTGCGGCTGTCAGCAGACCTAGCAGGCTCTCAATAGCGGCCATGCGGCTATCAGTCGCCGGGGCAGGCGTGGAAGGCGCAACCGGGGCAACCGGGGCAGGCTCAACAACCGAAGAATCAACAACAGTCGGCCGGTCCTCATTGTCGCACGCATGCTTTACCAGCATGCCGTTACGCTCGTGCACCCGAATGTTCTGCTCACCCGTAACCGTGTCGGTCGCAAACCATGCTTTCGTCGTGTCGCCGCAAACCTCACACGCCGCGCGGAGCGAACGAACCGAAGTCTTATTGAGAGCCATGATTGAGAGCCTTTCGTGAGGGGGTGTGTTTCAAGCTGATAGGAACAACGTAGCAGACGCTACGTACGCTTAGCAAGCCCTAGCCCATAAACCGGGTGTGAGCTGCACCGATAACCCAAGCTAAGCCCCCTGCCCCGACAGGCCCCACACACCCGAAAGGCCCCTAGGGAAGCCCCCCTGACAGCAAGCCCCCGTAAAGCCCCTGCCAGCAAGGCCCACCCCCACACACCCGCACGCCCCCGTTAGCCGCTTAGCGTGGCTCTCAGCCCCCGTAATCGCCTGCCCAAGCCCAAGCCCTAGCCCCGGTAGCCGCGCACAAGGCCCACCCCACCAAGCAAGCCCCTAGAAGACTCCCCCACCCCCAAGCATGCGAAAGGCCCCCCGCTAGGTGCAGTCACCTAACAGGGGGCCTATAGCCCACCCCTAGCCCCTAGGCCCAATAGCCAACCCAGTACCCGCACACGTCACAATTGTAGTTCCTGTCAGGCGTGCAGGCCCCGCTAGCACAAGGCACCCTAACCATGTCCACACTGTCCCCATGCCCTACCAGTAGGTAGCCCCCACGGTTAGACTCCCATTGCTCAGCAGGCAACGTGTCCCCTATGTGTTGCGCCTGCTCACGTGTGGCAGCACTAAGCCTCACACCCCCTGCTGTGTAGAACTCATGGTGCGTGCCCCTGTCCACAATCTCAAACTGCCGCATACCTACAACCTTCCCGTAGTTGGTGCCTACCTAGCAAGGCCCCGCAAACGCTTAGCCGCATGCGGGGCCAATGGGCCTATCAGCCCCAAGCCGTAGCCCCCCGACGATGCTTACCAGCCGCACCCGTAGCCCCCGCACCCCAAGCCCCGTACAGAGCCATGAGGTTAGCGGTCGGGTGCAGCCCCAACGTGTAGCCGCTGACAGTCATGGTGTCCTCACTGTGACGGACACGCTTAGCAAGGATGACGGCCGGGGTGGTGGTTGCAATGCTCATCGTGTGGGCCTTTCGTGGTGGGCTTCAAGCTGACAACAACAACGTAGCACACGCTACGCGCTAAGCACAAGCCCAAGCCCCTAAGCCCACGTAGCAAGCGCTACACACCCTGCCCTGCCAGCCCCCGACAGCCCCGCTAAGCCCCTGCCATACCCCTGCCCTAGCCCCAAGCCCCAAGCCCCCGCTAAGCCCCTAAGGCAGGCCCCAAGGCCCCTAAGGGTGGGGGGTGCCCCCCCTGCCCCCGCACGGTCCATATCTGCGCCCC